GCGCGGGGGGCCCCGGGCGGAGCGCGCCACGCCTCCACGCCGGCGAGAACAGCGTCGAGCTTGGTTCCTTTGGGCAGGTAGGCTTCGGCTACGTTGATGAGTCCGCTAGCGGCTTTGGCGATTAAGGGGCCGAGGGAGCCGAGCGCGGCGGTGACGAGGGGAATTGCGATGGTTGCCATAAATGATTCCTTTAAGCGGCGGTCTCTAAACCGTCTTCAGCGATGTGTTTTTGCGGATAGCGAACGTCCGGTATGGATTGCCTGAGGAAGCCGCACAGCTCGTGCCAGTCGGCGCCGGCGCTCATGTCCATCAGCAGAAGGTCGTCCGGACGTCCGGCAAAGTACTGCCGTACATCGGCATTGTGCTTCCGGTACCGCGCGAGGAAGGTTTCCGCGTCGAAATCCGTCCGTCCATGGCGGCCAGGTGGATTGTGTCCGAGAAGCCATCGGTTGCCCAATCCTTGCGCCAGGGGTTATGTGAAAAGCTCCAGTGCCTGCGCATACTGTCCAACCACGCGCTTTCGTCGCGGAAGGTTAGGATGAACTTGGATCCCGGATAGGATTTGTCGATCGCCTCATACAGCAGTGGAATTGGCAGGTCCGACAGTGCGTAGTGCCCTTCGAGTGTCCGCGAGACGCCCAGCGTCCGCATTTCATTCCACACACGCTTTGCCCAGAGTGGCGATTCCCAATGAGCGCTGTGATAGCCCAGGATTTGTAGGGCGCGGTGAAGCGCGAAGGTGGCCGTCCGGTGCAGGCCGATTCCGAAGATTCGCGTTGGCATGGGCAATAGCTCTATGGGTTCGGGCTCGAAATTCCGGTAGACCACGCCACACCCGAACCGGCCATAGTTTACTACCGTGTCCTTCGCGGCGTGAACTTCATGCCATTGCTGCCAGGTCGGCTGGACGTCCGGGTACTGCTCGAAGCGGGTCTCGTCGTCATGCGCAATCACGGTGAGGTGTTCGCGTGGTATATTGACCGGCTTGAATCCCATGCGCCGTAGACGGCAGAAGAAATCCTCGTCGTCCGGCGACCATTTGGCGTAGCGCTCGTTGTACCCGCCGGCCTCAAGGAACGCGGATGCCGCAATCGCGATCCTGCCGTGTGCGCCGTTCGGGACGCCCCCTATATACGCCCCGCCCCGAACCTCGCTACCCTTGAGCGGCCGCATGAATGCGTCAGCATGGCCGTTGAAAACTTTTGCGATGGCGGATGCGAAGCCCGGACCGGTGTAATTGTCGGCGTCGAGATTCACGAGAACGTCGGCGCCTTCCCGGATGCCCAGCCGGTGCGCCATATTCTTCGCATGCGCCATGCGGAAGCTGGTGGGTTCGGTAAACCGGTATACCGCGAGTCGGCCGCCCGCGATATCGGCGGCGTGCTTGGTGCGCAAGTAGGCTGCCAGATTGTCTTTCCGGCTGTTGTAATCCAGCACCACGAACTTGTGATTCCCATAGCCCGCGTTATCCGCGATGTTCGCCGGCAACGTCTGCGCCAGGTGTCCCGCGCGGTGTTTGCACGTCACGCAGAATACGATTCTTGGATTGAGCGGGACGCGGCGGTTCATGGTGGGAGTGATATTCTAGAAATCGGTGAAACCGGGGCGCGAAGGCCAACGGGCGGTTGCGATGATCTCGGGCAACCCGGGGAAAGGGGAGGGACTAACTCAGCCGCCCGCGCTGGTTCGCGCCTTCAGGACGTGCCCGCCAAATCACTACCTGGATCCAGCCGGGCATGCGGCAGGGCGCGCGCAACAGACAAGCGCGGATCATTGGCCTGGATGTTCGCGGGCGCTACGCGCGGGAAGCTCACCAAACCTAAAGTCCAGGTGTTCCGGCAGGCACTGTCCCAGCCGTAACATCCAAGTAAGCATTTACAATGGCAATCTTCACTGGGTCGGTAATCTTAACTTTGAATGTTCTGGTTCCATCCGATCCTAAAGGTAGCCAGTCCACTGAAAATTGAAATTGGTTTACGCCAGGAGACCCTAACGCTGGGGCTAAATTGTATCCATGAAAAGTATGTCCACCATCGCTCGACCAGTCCAGGGTAATGTTGTTCATCGCCGCGTTCCCGGTTTCGAGATCCAGCCTGAAGCGGTGAAAGAACTGAAGCGTGTCTTCCTCGGCAATATGCGGGGCAATTCTGATGCGCTGGATCTGCACGCCGGCGTCGGTGTAATAATTCACGGATTGCGTAAAAACCTGACCTGTCTCCCAGTCAGAAACGAAGTGGGTATCGCCATTTCCAAGGTTCACGTATCCATGAAAGGATTGCCTTTGCCGCCCATTGGTTCCCGCTCCCGTAGACGAAACGGCTCCGATATTGACCGTGAGCCCCGTTCCTGGCGCTCCGCCCGTCGTAGCAACCCCGTTAGCGACCGTGTAGACGCTTCCCGGGCTGATGATCGACAATGAAACCACCCCACCCGCCGAGTTGACGGAGTTGATCTGCAGCACGCAATTGTCGCCGGATCCCACCTGGCTGATAGTTACTTGGGGGAAAGTATTCGCCGTAGCGGTGATGGCGATCGAGAAGCCGAGGCCATACCCGCCAACTGTCGGAACGCCCGAGGCGATGCCATACCCGGATCCCGCGGCTAAGATGTGCGCGGCCGTAACCGCTCCATAAGGGCCTACCGTATCGACCTGTATTGTGGCGCCGGAACCCACCGCGGATACGACCGTGGCAACGCTGGCTCCAGTCGATACCGCGCCAATACTGACGGTTAGCCCGGTACCGCTTCCTCCGGAGGTAGCGTGGCCCGTGGTCGCGGAATAGCCGCTGCCGGGATTCCACACGACAATGGCCGTAGGGACGCCGCTCCCGTTGACGGTTTGGATGAGGATGGTTCCCCCGGTTCCTCCCGCGAGGGCGACGACTTCGTTGGCCTGATATCCCGTTCCCGCAACGTCGATAGTGACGTAGGGCACGTATGGAGGATCGCCGTAAAGCAGAGCGCCGGCGGCCGCCGCATAGCCAAAACCCGGCGAAACGAGGGCAAACCCGGTAAGGGCACCCGAGACCTGCACGTATCCGGACCCCGCAGTGTTGATGGAAACTTCCTGGACGCCTCCGGATCCCACGCCGTTGTACCAGGCGCGCTGGTGCCACATCTGGGTAAGGCCGTCATATACCCACGTGGCGTTGGCGCTGGCGAAGTTCAAAACGTAGAATGGGTGGCCGTTTTCCTCGTAGCTGTAGGCGATGCAATCCGCCACGTAGGGGTAAGTGTTCCAGATGGATTCGACCGCATGGTTCGAGATCCGGACGGGCACGAATCCTTGGGCGTAGAACGCCATGCGGCCTCCGCGCACCTGGTCCTTGGCTAACCAAGCAAAACCCAACATGAACCGCATGGGCGAGAAGGGGGCTTCGCAGCCGTAGTGCATTTCGGCCGAATCGTTGCGCGCGAACGGGAAGACGGCGCCGCCCACGTTCGACCAAGCCTCGATGGACTGTTGGGATCCAAAGAGCCACAATTCTTCGTGGTCGCTCAGGATCGCGGTGATATTGTCTGGATACGACTCCTTCTGGGCCACCTGCAGGGCGTCCCACATAGTGCCGTCGTCGGACGCGGAGAGGTAGAAAAGACGCGAATTGTATCCCGCCTGGGCCACAAAAAACGTATCCAGATAGGCCAGTTGAACCGCTGGGACGTAGCTCAGGTACTCGATTCCCGTTCCTGCGATGGATCCTTCCGTGCCGGCGGATCCGCTCAAGGTGGCGTTGCCGGATCCGTCCACCGAAACAATAGTGAAAGTGCCGGGGGTGAAGCCGACGCCTCCGTTGATGACGAGGGTGTACCCGTCGTCGGTATCCGCCGCGAAGGGCTGGGCGGCGCTCGAAACGACTGAACTGGATCCCGCGCTGATGGCCAGGTCCGTATAGGCGACCGAGAAGCGCTGCGCCACGGGTCCGGTTCCGGGATCGCAATAGAAATAGCCGCCGGGCCCGTAAACCAGGCTGCCGGTTCCTCCAGTGGATGAAGCCGCGCCGGGAGACGCATTCAGGAAGGCGTTGCCGTTGCCGTCCACGTATTCGACGGTGTAATTGCCTGGGGTGAATCCCGTTCCGCCCGAGATAGTCAGGGTTTGTCCGGCGTTCAACAGTGCCGTGAAGGGGTTGAGGGCGCTGCTGATTTCGAGGTCGTTACCGCTGTTGATGGCGATGTCGGTGTAGTTTGTGGTTGCGGCTAAATATCCGGCTGCGATGCAAAGCTGGGTTCCCGTTCCATTGGCGGACATGTAGACGGGGTTTCCGTCGTTAGCGATTGCTCCGAGGTTCGTGAAACTGGTATCTGCGAATACTTCGTAGAGGTTAGGACCGGATACCACGAAGAGGCGGTTTTCTCCTGCGTATATTCCTCTGGTAGGGCCGGGAGGAAGGAAGCAGAAATTTTGAATGCCTGGTGTTCCGTAAAGGGCTTTTACGTTTTTACCGGTTCCCGCCTCATCCATTTCCACGTACATGTTCAGGAGTTCTTGATCGTCCTGATCGGGGCTCCAGGACTGATAGCTGGGGCCAATGAATTGAAAAAGTCCTGTCTTGGATTGACTTATGGATTTGAACTGAAGGAGCTGACTGTCTTGCTGAATTGACATTGAAGGGGCAAAAGGAAAATGAGGTGTTGATGCCGCGCCCGTCGCTTCCGCGCCGGATCGCTGGTTTCAGATTTAGCTAGACTGGGGGTATGAGCTTGACCATCAGTTCTGCGGGCGTCTCGCCGTCATGTGTTGGCGAAAACAACTTGCCGAATCTGGCGCGGCCGCAGCCGTTCGACCCTGCCACGATTGCGGAAGTGACCGCGACAGCCGAGGCTGAGCTGCGAGAAGCTGGAATTGAAGTAGCGATGCTTTGGAACGTTATTCAAGGCGAGGTTCCCTCGCTGGCATTCGGGAGTTTATCGATGTGGAGCTTTAAGCGTGCTTGGTACTACTGGTGCGCCGAGGGCCCTGGATTGCCCGTCGAAGTAGCGGAGAAACTGCATGCTGAATTAGGGCGCGAGGTGCGCGTGGCCGGTCACTGTGGCTGTCCATCACCGCGCGAGTGGTACAAAGGCTTCGGGGTTGGGTCCTATCATGTGGATACCCAGCGCGGCCTGAACGCGCTTGCGGCGGCTATTCTTTCCGTGTACGACGCATCCAAAGACCCGGATGCCACCCCGCGCACCGGCAAACGGTCCGATTGAATGGATAGCAGCGCCCCTTAATGCTCATCGTCTTCGCAAGGCTTCGGCTTCGGAACGATGACACTGAAGTCCTGCGAGAACTGAACGCCGTATTCCCAGCCGTTCCTGGGATTCTTGACGTCTACCTGCGCGTCACCAGCTTGTGCGATGCCCGGCTCGGCCGCGTACTTCCAACGGACGTATTTCTCGGCCTGGCGCCAGTTTTCGTCGGCTTGCAATTTGGCGTTGCCGATCTGAGCGAGGATCTTTGCATCCGCCGGCGAGAGGTGGATCACGCGCACGTCTTGGGCTGCCAGGGGTATGAGCAAAAGCAAAAGAAGCAGACGCATAACGAACTGTTAGGCCGGCTTGCCCATCTTGATCTTCTTCAGGTACGCGTCCCGGCGCGGGTGCGGCAAGCCGTTCGGTTGGACGATGGGCCGCAAGTCGCCGGTGATTTTACTCAGAATGAGATAGCGCTGGGCGCTTTCGACCATTCCGGCGATTTCGACTACAGCAAGAAATTGGTTGCAGGGCGAGCAGAGCATCCCCCGGATCGCATCTGTCTTGTGATCGTGGTCCACTACGAGCCTGGGAGGGGTTTTGCCACAGATTGCGCAGCGGTTATTCTGGCGCTGAATGATGGCGTCGTATCCCTCGGTCGAGAGTCCGTAATCATGCCGAATATTGGCCGGCCTGGAATAAAGGAGTGGGCGCTTGCGCGCCTGATAAGCGCGGGCGGAGCATTCGCGGCACCATTGTTTCAGGCCATCCAAGGAAGCGCGGTCGATACTAAACTCAACGCGCGCTTTGTTCTCTTTGCAACAGCGGCAGCGTTTTTCTGCCGGCGGCTCCGGCTGCGCTAGCCTATTTTTCTCGTACCAAAGACTGTGTAATATAGCGTTGCAAGGACGGCACGCCTTGCTGAATCCGGAACTATTCGTGGAGCAACGCGGAAAGTCCGCGTAGGGCTTGGACTGTTTGCAGCGCCAGCAGCGCTTCTCGCCACCCGGGTAGGTGAGAGCCTTTTCGCGGCTAGCCCTGCGGCGATCCTCGGCATGTTTGTTCCAGCAGACAATGCAAAGCGTGAAATGTGTTTGGCGGTCCTCTCGCCAGTAAAAGTTTTGGATGTCCTTCGTTTCGTTGCAGCCGCGGCAGCGCTTGGTGGTGATGGTAGAATTGGGTCGCATTTCGAGACCCTCCAGAGGTCTTGATCTGCGGGGCTGCGTTGCTGATAACAGCGCGGCCTCACTCTTTGATTATGCTCTAACTGTCCACGCAATGTAAAGCGTTGAACAGGCTTTATTTACGGCCACCTGAGCGAGTCACTGAGCCAGTCATAAATTCCTTGTCTTCCCGGCAACGCTGCCCGATCAATCGTCATATCGAGCGTCGGCATGTTCAAGCTCTTTACGTTCCGCATGGACTGCTCGGCTATCTTCACCGTGATAGGCGACATCTTCTGTCGAAGTGGGAAGCGCGCGGCGAGTTCAACGGCCAGGTTGTATTCGATGCACCGGAGGTACGCCGGCGGGAAGATGATTTTATCGTTGACGGTCTGGATGGCGGCTATCGTCTGCCACACATAAAGCGCGACGTAGTTGAGCGGGCCTTCCGGAACAGGATAGAACCACAAGTTGCCGATGGGGTTTTGCTGGTCGTAATAGCAGGCGTATGGGATGGGTGAAAGGATGGTTTTGACGCTGATCCTCTGGAAGTTCTGCCAGGACAGCATGGCGATGGGCTGTTCCAATGGCAATGTGGGATCGTTCTCGAGTACCACGGAAACGCCTTCAATTCTTGGGGGCCTGGGAAAGTTCCAATCCGCGGCGCCGGGTCCAATCTGATAGGACTGCTGGTTTGAGACGAAGCTGAACAAATAGCGGATGATGGTGAAGATCATGAAGCGCTGGGAGTTCCAGTCGTCCAACATGGCGTTTAAGGTGTTGAATCCGTCTGTGGTTTCTTCCGGGGAGGGGGTTACGCCTGGGTCGGCTAAAATACCTGCTAAACGATAGCCTGTGTAGATGATGTCGGATACCCTTACAGTAGGGAGAGATACTGGTTGAGTTGAAGGAGGAGTAAGAGTATTAGTTGACATCTGAAGACTTTTAGGGCTTGTGAGCTTTGCGGCGCTTCAATCGCGCGTGACTCTCGGAGCTGAGCCGTTCTTGGGTGTCGTGAGAATTCCGCTGGTGGTCACATCGGTGGTGGGGATGGATTCAGCCGATCAGGAATGGTAGAGTTGAGGCGTGAAGTGCATCGCCAATCCCGTCGAGGTAGAGGCCTTTGTTATCGCCGACATCGATCCAGGCGACCTAGTGGCGTTCGGCAGGGGTGTTACCTGCCTCCCGTTGCGGTTGAGCGATGGGAGTGAGGTCCTAGTGGGCGCTCCCCTCTTGGCGCGAATGACGCCCAGGGTCGGCGATTACTATGTAGTGAGGGACGACGGCTACAAATATTTGGAACTGAAGGCAGTTTTCGAGCGGAGCTATAGGCTCGCCCATTAGGGGAATTTTGACCGGCCTCTATTCCAAAGATCCCGAGCTGGTGGCACTAGCCGAGCGGCGCCGCGATTCCTTCCCGAGTCAGATAGACGACGCCTATCCCTTCGTTCACGATCATGGCGGGGATTGGGATGGTAGCGAATCGCCGATGAAATGCAAGTGCGGCAGCGACCAATTCGCCATCATCTTTCCAGCATTCGTTACCACGGCGGCTATCTGTATGCGATGCGGCGCGCGGGGGATTATCCATGAAGGATGACAGCGCTTCGCGTGCGACTGCTAAATTACGCGGCCCGGAGTCGCGTTCACCGGGCCGCTGACGTGAGGTCTTGCACGCGTGCTGGACTGGCCCCGGAATTTCGACCCGGGATAGACGGGTGACCGCTCCCGCTATGCGACACCAGCGGACTGGCGCTGAACACGCCCACCCAAACCCGTGGGTTTCATCGTAAGCCTATTTTTGCAGGTTTACCGTTTAATCGGCATTACCGCGTCTCCGAGCATCGGCCCGGCGCCCTGCGCTACCTGCCCGCGGGCCACGGCTTCCTCCGCCATACCCGAGATGTGCGTGGGCGGCGCGTTGACCGTTTTCAGGTTGTTCAGCGACATTTGCGCGATTCCCATGGCTTCCTGGGACATGGCTCGTCCATAGACCATGGAGAGCACCTGGGCGAGGTTGTACGTCACGGCCTCTTCGTAACCGGGAGGCATGTCGAAGTCGTCGGCCAGGGTGGAAAAGGTTTCGAGTTCCTGCCAGGTCTGGATTTCGACGTAGTACGATCCCGAGCCGAACGTGGGGGTGGGCCAGAAGTACAACGTGGAATTATTGTATTCGTAGTCGTCGTACAGGAGTTCGGGAACTGTCGAGGTGGCGCCCTGGTCCTCGATGGCGTCCCATTCCTCGGTGGTGATCAAACGCAGTTTCGAGCGCAGTCCCAAGGGGCCTACCAGGATTTGAGCGGCGACGATGGAGTTGGGGCGCGTGCCGGCGAAGGTTCCCGTGGCTCCGATAGTGTAGCTGTTTACCGTGGTGGTTAAAGGAAAATCCTGTTTCAGAATGCCGTAGATGATGCCCCTGTCTACGGACCAGGACAAGAGCATGTTGTTCAAGCGGGTGAAGGCATCATTTAGCATCGAAGAACTGGGTGTTTGACCTGGGAAGGTGACGCCTAATACTACGAGGGCATTTGTGATTACAGCTTGTGGAGTTGTCGCCATGGTGAAGTCTTTTAGGAGTTGTGGCTTCGATGCGCTGTCAGTCGCGCGTTGTCATCGGGGAGCTGGAGAGCGGTTGTCTGTCGTGACGATTCCGCTGGTGGTCACATCGGCGGTGGGGATGGATTCCTAGTTGGCTAGGAATGGTAAAAAGTAAACCCCAGTCCCTGACCCCGGGCCCCAGCCCCCGGCCCGTTACGTGACGCTGCCCTGCATGCTTCCTGGAGGCGGCGGTGGAGCACCGGCGTTCGGCTGGGAGGCTTCGCCTACCTGCGCTTGCGCCATCTGTTCCTGGGCCATGCCGGGAATGTGCGTCGGGGGGGCGTTGAGGGCCTTCAGGTCGGCCTTGGACTCGATGGCCACCTTCAAGACTTCGGCTGGCACGGAGACGCGATATTCCCCAGCGAGATCGAGCGCCAGGTTGTACGTAATGGCCCGTTCGTACCCGATGGGGAGGTCGAAGGTGGAATTGAGCGCCGCGAAGTCTGCGATCTGCTGCCAGGTGTAAAGTTCCAATAGGCTGGTTGAAGAATTCGGAGTTGGCCACATCGAGAGCGTGGACAAGGGATATTGGCCGTCGTTGTACAGAACCTTGGGCAGAAGCGATCCGGCCTGGCGGTCGCGGATGGCGTTCCACTCGTCGATGGTGATCAGCCGCATGGCGTAGCGCAGTTTCAGGGTGGCGTCGGTGATGATGTTGGCCGCTACGATGGCGATGGGCCGGGGGGTGAAGGTTCCTCCCGTTCCAAAGGTGTAGGCGTTTGTCCCCGAGACCATGGCATAGGATTGCGTCGAATAGCCGTAGATCATCAGCCGTTCGGTTGACCAGGAGTCGATCATGTCGTTCAGCTTTACTAATCCATCGGCAGACATGATGGTAGAAGGAGAACTACCTGGCCATAAAATACCGGGGAGTAAAGTCAAAGCATTAGTAATTACGGCTTGTGGGGTTGTTGCAGGCATGGAAAAAGTCTTTTAGGAGTTGTGGCTTCGATGCGCTGTCAATCGCGCGATGCCATCGGGGAACTGGAGACCGCTGTCTTGTCGTGCGGCTTCCGCTGGTAGACGTTCGGAGGATGTCAATAACGGCGGCAGTGGGGCATGCGGGAGGAGTTGCGCGGCAGTGCGGCGCTGACCCGTTTTACCAGTGAGAGGCTGGCGGCTTCAGCTTGCGAAGCTCACCAACTTATACTCTATGGGCTCCAAAGAGTCTATACTTGAAGAGAAATGGACACAGAGAGACTGCAGAAACTCGCTTCCCGCCTGGAGGTTCTTCGCTCGCGCAAATTCGTCCTGAAATACGCCGAAGGCAGTCTCGATCCAAGGAAGCAAATCGGAAAAGACGGCTACACCGCAGAGCAATACCGGCGCGACATGGGAACGTGGCCATACACACTGGTACTCGAACCAGAGTTGGAAGTCACCCTCGACGGAACCAAGGGCGACATGGAAGACATGGCCCGCGCGATGACCGAATTTCTGCAGTCCGAATATCGGGACGTGTGCATCGCGCTCGAAGAGGAAATCCGCCAGGTGGCGCTGAAGCTTCCCGAGCATCTAGCGGAAATTGACGATGGCGTGTTCGCCGCAAGCCAAGGTTACGGCCAGACCGCAACGGTTTCTATTCGGGAAGTGGCCGCCGTACAGTTCAAGCCACAGACCCAGCCATCGGAGCCGGGAAGCGAATACCCCGCCGCCCGCTATCACCAACTCGACCCCGGCATCAAGGAGCGAACGGTGAACACGGCCGAGGAATCCACGGCGCTGGGCCCGGACTGGGGGCCGCTGCCCTTCACCGACGAACGCGCCAGACTGGCCGCCTTAGCCTCGATTGACCTGAGCGTCTGCCGCTCCTGCGGTGGAGAGGCGAAGCCCAAGATTCTCAAAAGCTGGCGCGGCAAGCCCATGCGGGTGCAGGTGCTCTGCGCGGCGTGCAGGAAGACGCTCAAGGATGCGGCGTGAAACTATTTGGCAAGAACGCCGAGAAGGAGGGGCTTGTGGTTCTGGGCCCCGAGATGGAGCCGGGGCATTTCCTGAATCCCGAACCAGTGGCATCCCAAGCGAAGCACTTTGAGGTCAACGACGGCGGCTTGGGCGCTATGGCAGTCTCCGTTGCGCGGGCCATCGAGAGGGAAATGCCGTCGATCCACGCCAGGATCGAGGCCGAAGTATCGTACGCGGTCCAGCACTTCGACTACGCGGGGGAGATAGCGAAAACCGTGAACCTGATTATGGCTAACGCGCTCCAAAACGAGGTTACGGATCACGCGCGCAAGGCCCTTCAGGATGTGGATCTCCAGGAGCTGATCGGCACGGCCATCCGCGCCGAAGTCGGGAAGCTTCTGGACAGCCGCCGCCGCTGAGCGCTTACCCCTTCCCGTTAGGGATCTTGGGCAGAATCGGCGGCGGGAGGGGCCGCGGCGCTTCCGGCTTCGGTGCTTCCGTCTCGGCCGGGGCGGTTTCCGGCTTGGTCTCAACCGGTTTCATTTCGCCGGCGGCCGGCTTCGTTTCGGTTTCGGGCGGTTTCGTTTCGGGCGCCTGAGGACCAGCCGGCGCGAGGGCCTTCAGCTCGGCTTCCTTTTTGTCGAGATCCTGAAGTAGCGCCAGGCGTTCCTCGCTGAACGGCAGCGGTCCCCAATCCTTGCCCAGCTTCTCGGCCGCGATGGGGTCGGCAACGATTCTTTCCGGCACGTTCTTGGCGCGCTGGTTGTAGAAGTAGCGGGAAAATTCGGTGCCTACCGGTTCGGTGGTGAAGGATACGCCGGGGATCTCCGGGCCGGTTCGTTCGAACTTCTCCGTAGTGAACGGGAAGGGACCCCAGTCCGGACCGAGGAGCGCCAATGCTTCCTTGGTTTTGACGGTCTTGGCGGCAACGTCCGCTGCGCCTTGGTAATAGGCATAGCATGGAAATTCCGTATGGACTACTGGGGGAACTGGAATCGGGATTCTGTTCTGAACCACGGGGATGGCTCTTGTATCCTTGTTTTGGGTGATGACGTTTAGAGGAGAAATCTCGGGCATTTAATAATCCTTTGAAGAAGTCTTGGGCTTGTGAGCTTCCGGCGCTTTCAATCGCAAGCGATTCTCGGAGCTGAGTGGTTTTTGGGTGTCGGGCGGATTCCGCTGGTGGGCACGGGAGCGATGGGAATTTCCTAATTTATTAGGAATGGCAAAGGGGCACGCCCCGGCACCCAGGACCCAGCCCGTAGCCCCTTCGTTACACTTTCACGTTAGGCGAAAACGTCACCACATCCCCCGTGTGCGATCCGTCGATCCAGATCCTGCACAGGTCGATATTGGACGTGTCTCCGGTATCCAGGCGGTCATCGTATTCATCGCTGCCCGCAGCGGCGCTTCCCGCTGCCAGAGTGATATAGGGGAAGGTCGAGATGGTCGGGGTTACGCCGATCGGCACGCCATTGAACACGTAGATCAAGCCGTCGCCCGCTGCCGGTTGGCATTGGATGATGAGGCGGGTGACGTAGCGGGTGGGGCTGGATAAGCTTGTGCACAATTGCTGGGCGGTACCGGAGGCGATCACGAACTCATTAGCGGCCTGCATGGGGATTCCTTTGAAATGTGGGGCGTGGGGATGGTGCTTATTGATTCGTCAAGCCGGGCATGCGGTAGAGGGTGCCTGGCAGGGCAATTACTGACGAGGTGCAACGCAAGGTCGATGGAGGGGTAAGGCTCGAAGCTCCAGACCCTTTATTGTTTTGGTTTGGCTTCTGGTTTCACTTCTGGTTTACAAATTAGAGTATCTGGGTCTAATCCATTGGGACACTTTAGAGCTTTACTTGCTTCTTCAATAGCTGTATTTTCTAGCTGTCCTGCCTGTTGAACTGCCGTGGCTGATTCTTGTTGAGCTGCATTTAGGGCTGCACTCATGACGGTCATTTGCTTTTGGAGCTGAGATACTTGAGCTGCTAACCTTGTGATCCGAGCTTCCAAAATCTTGATCACATCTTTGGCGGCTGGTTGGAGATCAACGAGATTGTTTGCAGCCTGCGGAGACGAAACCTCGGGCGGTTTCTTCCCCGCACCCCCTTCTTCCCCCTGCGCAAAGAGACAGTAGGCGAGGAGTGGCAAAATCAGTAGCGTCTTCATAGCTTCCATTCTACGGTGTTTGGGAAAATCCTGCCGCTACCGTCGAAGTGATAGTTGCCTGTTGCGTGGCGATGGCCGCATTAGCCGCTGCAATAGTTGGCCCTGGAAAGGCCGTTATGAACGGAACGATGGCGTCGTGGATCAGGTTGGCGATGAAGACGCCGGAGTCTCCCGAACGGATGTACGTGAAGGCTTGCCCGCTCGGATATGCTGCTGCTGTCGTTCCCAAGAGAGCACGGGTCACCGTCAAATTCAACCCCGAGACGGCTGAGATGAACGCCACTTCGGTGCAAGATGGGGCTGTCCCAAAGCATACTCCCATACCTGCGATGACGTTGGTATCCTGAGCCACGGGAAAGGTCGTAGCCGTCGAGGTCACAGCAGATGTCAACGTCGAAGGAGACGTTCCAACCGCTGGCGAATTTTCAATTCCCGCGATCATAGAAGGCACAGCCTGGGCTGAAATGGTCATGGATACTGACCCTGGGTCGCCTGGGATGGAAATCGTAAAGGTCGCCTGGGCAAAGGCCGAGACTGCGAAGAGAGCGAGTAGAAGGGTTTTCATAGTTCTCCTAGTTGATAATGTGGAAGCTCCCACAGAGTGGATTAGAGGCGATGCTGCCGTTGTACGTAATGGTGAAGCTGGTTCCCGCCGTTCGCGCCGTTACCGCAACGCCGCCCACGAGAGTGGACAGGGTGCTGTTGCAGGTGGTGGCCGCGATGGTCACACTGTCATCCGGTTCAAAGAAGATTTCGCTGTTGGCTGTGACGGCTGTAGTGTTCACCGTAAGGCTGACGCTCACTGTGCCTGTAGGGATGGCAACCGATCCGGCTGCCGCAGATCCGCAAACGGCAGGGGACGCCGCGCTCGAGCAATTAGTGGCAGTGGCGTAGGTGGCTCCCGAGATGGCAAGAGTCGATGGGGCGGTCGTGGTCAACTGGCTGGTGGCGTTGGTATAGACGCCAGAGGAGGCCGCAAGGACTGTGGTGATGACGCCTGCTGTATTAATATTGAACTTGGATGTTGGGGTGGAACCTGCCTGAAAATCTGCAATTAGATGCGTGCCGCTTCCGAGTGCGGTATCGGTTTCCTGAAGCAGTAAAGTAGTGCTGCTGGCGGTGCCGGTTTGATTGTAGGATGGGGCGATGTCCAGAGCTATATACGCACCTGCGGAATTTGTTATTCCAGTTTGGCCTAATTGCACACCGGTATGGGCTGTAGATCCATTGTTGGACACCTGAAGGTTGAGGGTTTGTGCGCCACTACTAGTAGAAATCTGCGGCGAAAGGACCTGAGACGCTTTGAGTTGTCCGCCTGCTGTGACACTCATTTCGCTCGTCCCCGCCACTTGCAAATCCAGCAGGTTTCCCCCAAACCCGCTCGCCGCATTCACCCCAGTCATCGTGCCTGACGTGCTCCACGCACTGCTGGTCGTGCCGCTGGGTTGGACTAGGAAGCAGGGCCATGTCGTTGTGCCGGTGCCACCGGTATAGCACGCGCCGTTGAGGAGGAGGGCCGGGGCGGAAGCGGCTCCAGCTGTTTGAATGAGCAATTGACCGGACGAGACCGTTGGAGTGGTAATCGTAGGGCTGGTGGCAAAAACCAGTTTTCCTGTGCCGGTCGCCCCTGTGCTCGTGACGCCCTCGAACGTGACATGCCCGGTGGCAGCGAGAGTGCCTGGAAAGGACGCATCGCCGCTGCTATCCAGCGTTGCGGTCGCGCTAGGGGTTTGAGACGCCTGTAATCCTGCGCCGGTCATAATGGCCGTGCTGGTAAGCGATGCCGCGCTGGTGACGCATGTAGACGTGCAAGTGGCACTGGTGGGTACTGCACCGCCATCCGTGAGGGTCGTCGTCGTGCCGGAAACGGTCGCCGTGACGATATGCCCGGTCGTCGGAGCCGTCGCAAAGCCCAAGATCGTATTACTTGTGGTTGCGCCACTGCCCCAGATCGTATGGGCATTGGCTGATCCATTGGCCGTTGTGAGGGTGCCCGCCGTCGCATTATCCACTCCGAGGACTGGAGTGTACGTCAGCGCCGGGGTTGCGCCCGCCAGGATCTCGCCTGCCGCGCCGGTGACTGCGCAGGTTCCGCTTGCCGTGATTGTGCCGCCGGATAAGCCCGTGCCGCAGGTGACGGAGGTTACGGTGCCGGTGGTGGTGGAGAGCGTGCCCGACGTGGGAAACGTGACCCCGGTATTGCCGGTCAACGTGCCGGTAAAGGTGTACGCCCCAGAGAAGGCTGTATTTCCTCCGATGGTGAATATGCTCGATCCGTTGTTGACGCCGGTTCCCCCGTGCGTCCCGGTGATCGGATCGGCCAGGGAGGTGCCGAAGGCGGAGCCGGTGGAGACCATAATGCCTGCCGAGGGGTAGGTCTGAGCCGCTGGCGCGCAAAACGTCCAGAGCACGCTGGAGGAGTTGTAGCAGAGGACGTAATTGTTCGCGGGTGTGGCGCTGTTGATCGGACGCGACCAAAGAAGCGTGGCATTATGGGAAGCGCCCTGCCCAAAGGCAAGTCCAGCGAAAACGAGCGCCAGCCACCAGCCACCAGCCACCAGCCACCGCATTTAAGCCGCCTCCGCGATGTAGTTCAGCGCCGCCGTGAGAGCCGCCGTACACTTCACTGAGATTTCGTCCAGGTTCGACACGTTCAAGGTGAGCGAGTCTCCCGCCACCATTTCCCATTTCTCGCCGCCCGACGTGCCTACGTAGATCACCAGGGTCGCGGTGGTGTTCGTGTAGCTGGATTGGATCAGCGCTCGGCGGCAGGCCTGGGCGGGCAACAGGGCGGCGGTGGGGTTTACCGTGACCTGGCCGGAGGCCGCGATCGAGGAGGAGGGTTGTACGGAAACCGGCTGCGTCGTGGTTCCGGTGGGATCGACGCGCAGGGGATTCAGAAGCGTGGCGCCCGCCACGGAGCCGCCGGATGCCGGAAGGCGAACGGAGACGCCCTGGTCGTATTCGTGGGTGACCCCGGACGTGTCCAGATCGAAGCCGGTAGCGCCCTGCAAGTCGCCCGCGACGTTGATTCCCTGGTAATCGGCATCTGCCGGGACTGCGCTTCCGGTGGGACCGGCTGCCGGATTGCTGCTTCCGCCGCCGCCCGATGAAACGAGAAGATTGCCGGAACTGTCCAGGTTCAGCGTGGCAACATCGCCGCTCGAATCCTTGGCGACGGCCACGGGCACGACGGTTCCCGGAAATGCGTTCCCGAGCTTCGTTGTTTCGGCGGAATGGGAGCGGACGGCCATTTATTGTCGGCCCTCGTCTAGCACGCCATCTCGCCGGATGGCAAGGCCGGGGGTATCGAGCGCTTCCTGAATATCCGGGTGCCCTTCAGGCTTCCAGGAGTGGTGTATCCACTTGCCGCCGATGTTCTTTAATAGCTCCACGTCCTTGCTGCGCGTTGCGGGTTTACTTTGCGGCGTATCATTGCCTTGGACGCGCACTGCGGCGTGCCTGCGCGGCCGCTGGCTCCATAGCTGCCAATTCAAGAAGGCAAGCAGGATTAGGGCGATGGTGGCGAGGATGGAGGGGAGGAGCATATCAAGAGTGTCGGTGACTGGCGGCTGGCGAGCGTTCTACCGCAGGTAGGCGCGGGGTGTTTTCCCGGAGCCTTCTATGATGACGATGGCATCCACATAAAACACGGTGGTGGAAAAGTTGAATATTGCCGTTGCGGGTCCGCCGACGGTTTGCGTATATACGCAGCCGCACCAAGACAGGTCCGTGGCTGCCTGAATTTGTGCGCCAACATTTACGGTGCAGGTTGGGTTCGCGCTGTCGGCGCGGCCAGATCCGAAATAGAGGGCCAAGTCTCCGTAGCGTACGGCGCTGGTCGTAGAAATCGTGCTGGACGTTCCGGAGCTACCCGGCGGCCCGTCTCCGTCCGCCTCCCTGACGGTTGGGGCTCCGACGAAGGTGACTATGGATACCTGCCCGTAATATGTACCGCCAGCAGTAATCGTTACGGATCCGGCGGAGATGTCGGTTGAATTCAGGACCTTCGAGTAGATCGCGCCCGCGGTGTCGATGGGTATCCCGGAATAATAAATTTGCGTCCACCCCGATGGGGTGTTGTTGCACCCGAACGCTTGGCTACAGCTAACGAGAGCCAGGTCGCCGGAAACCGTTCCCGCAGGCCAGGAAACGACATAACTACTGGCATCTGCCACCTGAATGCCGGAACCGCGAATGGTTGCGGCAAAGGTAGATGAAGCAAAAAGGACGCCAAGCAGTACTAGCTTTCGCATCTTTAGTTAGCCGCCACGGTGATGATTGCTTCGACGCCCGTTACAGTCGTAGGGCTGGAGAGGTAGAAACAGAAGACCGTGTTTGCGGTCACCGCCGTGGTCCATCCGGTGAGCGTGGAATCGGTGTACTTCGCGGCCGAGGACAGGGCCGGAATGTCGGACGCCGCGATGGAGCTGGTGGAGGATGGGCCGGTGTACGACCCGAACGCCACGGTCTGCACACCCACGGTTACGCTGCCTGAGGGGGTGGCGATCAGTTGCGCCGTGGTGATCGTACCGGAGAATGGAACGATCACGCAGGCTTGGGCGGAGCCCGAAAGCGCCGAGGCGGTACTCGTGAAGTCCCCGAAGTCGGCAACGATGGCGCGCGTCTTCTGGTTCGCGGTGGAAGCCGAGCCGGGCTCCCAGCATCCGCACGCCAGGGAGAATACGATGACCTGCGTGTTCGTGGGTGTCGTAGCTGCCACGGGCACGCCCTGGATGGACCTTGCATTAGACGATTTCACGCCCTGCCCGAAGGCGAGGCCTGCAAGGGCGATGAGGATGAGGGGAAGATGGTGAATGGTCATGGGTGGTGGACGTGGGGCTGGTGTCGCGATTAGACAACTCGGGCATGCGGTCGGAGGTGCGCGGCGAACAGGCGATCACCCATTTTGCCCGGTGTGCGTGGGCATCGAAAGCCCGAAGCTCACCAAAGCCTAATAATTACTTTTTCACGGAGTCACAGACGCAGATGGATTTACTGGTCCTTCTGGTTGGATACTTACACTTACACTCGCAGAAGTAGGGTTTGAGATGATGCGGTTCCCACCTCCGTCATTGGCCACCATAATGAACCCCAATGTTTCAAGGCCGAAAAGTGAGTTCTGGGTAAACGTCCCGGTGATTCCGTTGACTGTCCCTGAAGTCGTGGCTGGTAAAGGAATGGAGGTCAGGGTGGTAAAGGTGCTCACCCCGGCGACGGTCGTGATCGTGCCTACCTCGAAATGGTTCCAGCAGTTCGTGGTGACGGTCGAACTACAGGGGACAGCGCCCACAAAGTTGTACCCGAAGGAAACCGAGATCGAGGCTGAACGCCCGAGCAGGGCAAAGAAAGCGAATAGGGCGAGCAAGCGTAGTGTTTTCATTGGATGGTGATCTGTCCCGCGGTGATGTTGAGAAAGCCTTCCCAGATCTTCGTGTTCCAAAGTGCATTTGCGTTCCAGGCAAGCGCGGCTGGCGTGGGTCCGGTTTGATTCTGTAAAATCCAGGCCGTCAATCCGGTGAGCGAACTATCCGCACAGCTCGATGTGGTGACCAGATTTGCGGGCGAAGACCCGTCCCAAGGCTGCGTGGAGAACACCGAGACGTAGTAGGCTCCCACGGTAGAGAAATAGCGTGGCAGGAATCCAAAGGCCCCGTTGACGTTCCAGGTGCTCAGGTTGGGATCCGCGCAATTATCATAGGCCACGTTCTCGGAACAAACTGGAGCCCCCGCTGGGCAATGCCGCCAGGGGGCGGATTCGTTGACGGCGCAATTAAGGCTTCCCGCGATGGCTTCGGTGCAAAACGCCCCATAATTCGCTAGGAGCGTGTTGTAGCTGCCGTCGTCCAGGCCAAAGTAAACGTCAACCCCGATGAAAACGATTTGCGCGTTATTGGCGATGGCGTAAACGACCCAGGCGTTTTCCCCGCCCGTGAATCCCGAACCCAGGTTCGGCCCCACCACATAAGGCGCTAAATCAGCGATCAAGGCGCTCCACTGGACCGTGGTCAATTGGTACGTGGTCTGCTTCCACCTGGCGGTAGGTTCATGGCAGAGCGTGAAGTCCCGGATGGTATAGCCTTTAGCGGTAGCGTGGGCAACCATGGCCGCATATTCAGGGCCCAGGCAAAGCGCTTGATTTGCTGGCGTAACGGTTCCCGGACTGGCAACGCCGCAATTCGTCCAGGTGGCCGCGGTGGGCGCCGGGCTGAACCGGATGCACAGGCCTTTCGACTGGGCGTACAGCAGTGTGGTGTCGATCGAGGCGAGAAAGCCCTTGAATCTGGAGACGCTGGGAACAGTCGCTGAACCGGTATATTCCGCCGCCACAATCCAGATATCCGGTAGGACATTGACGTCCACGCACGCGCCGCCGGCCGCAATGATCGCGTTGACGTAGTTTTCCTCGTACCCCACGTTGCTGTAAATGCAGGTGCCCAGAGCTTGGCAATTCGACGGATCTGAAGTGATGAAGCTGTCCGAAAGCCCGACGATCTGGCCGCCCGTCCCGAGCGAGAGCTTAGGCTGCGGCAAGAGGTTCATGGTTCCGACCCCTGCGATATAGGCAGTTGAAACGTCGCCGATCCAAGTCTGGGTTGTCGGATTTAACGCGGCATTCGTCGGGCATCCCGAGTTGGTTCCACCGACTTGGCAGACATTCGGCTGGGCGACGAGCGGCAGCGAGAATAGGAGGGCAATGAGGAGCTTTCGCATATCAGACGCCCGTCACGCTCCAGTGCGAGCCATTGCACCAAACCTGCGCTTTGGCGCTTCCCGATCCGGCAACGGTAGAGCCGATACTGGGAGAGGTGGCGTCAGTCACGACCACGCCGTAGATTCCAAGCTGACCTGCGGTGCAGGTGGTTCCAATCACGGCGACCGTAGTGGGGATGGTGTCCTGTAGCGGTCCGCCCACGGCGAAGCCCGACCCGGTGGTGAATCCCCCGATGGTCGTGGGGTTTGAGCAGCTCGTATCGCAAATAGAGATAGCCGTCGGCAGGTTTGATCCCGTTCCAAACGCGGCCGCGCCGGATACCGTCAAACCCGTGAACGATCCCGATCCGCCGCCCCCGCCACCCGCCGCCGTATGGAAGCAATTCCCCGAGGCGCTGTACGTCAACACGTAAGTGTCGATGAGGTTCAGCGTGCAGACGGTGACCGACCGGATTTGTCCGGCGTCGGCGTTGGGAAGCAGTTGGAGCGCGTAGAAGTTGTAGTTGACGGCGTTGCGCACCGTCGAATCGAAGACGCCTTCGTCCTGGATGGCTTGAAGCGGCGAGGCGGGTTGTTTCGGCTGGGTGGGCTGGGCTAATAGGAGGGATGGAATAAGGAGGAGAAGTGCGGAGAAGAGCTTCATAAGATCAAAATCCTTAGGTGTTGCTGCCGCGCGTGCCGCAGCCGCGTCCCGCGCTGGTAGAATTCCTCAGCTTGCGGATTTGAGTCGAGCGGTGGTACGGTCTAGGCGATGGAGACCCAGCCTGAAATGGAGGCTTTGCAGCGGCACATTGCGGCGGCCCACCCACTCATTATGGAGTGGACATGCGGAGCCGTCGGGCGGAGCGCTGTAGCTTTCGGTTTCGCCGGCGGTGCCGTTATGCAACCTGTGCGCGCCATTCGCGAGGCCACGCGCGAAGAGTTTCTGGCGCACTGTCTTCCGCCTGAGGCTTACCTCGCTAGGCCCGGAGCACGCTACTTCGAGTTCGAGAGCGATTGAATCCGTGGCGATGATACAGCGCTTTTGTCCAGCCGGGCATGCGGCCAAAGGTGCGCGCCACACAACCATCGACGATTGGCCTGGATGCCGCTCAGGATTTGGAAGCCGCGAAGCTCACCAAACCCTGAGCAGTTTCATCCAAGAACTTCAGTCTTAGAGAGGTTGATCGTAGTAAACAACCAACCCAGGCAATTGATAGGTCAATGCTGTAGTGGTGTTTCCCAACAGGAAGTCGAACACCAGTGAAACCGGACTTGCGCTATTGGCATAGAACGGAGTTCCGCAAGCCATATTGACGGTGTTGTACACCCCCGACGTGGTTACGGCCGTTACCAGAGACGCCGGCGTTTGCGTAAGGGTTCCGCATGCCGTGGTAGTCACGGTGCCCTTGGCGGTTCCGCCAGCCGCGGCATAGGTCACGGAGTCGATAATGGGCGACGTGGTAGAGGTGTAAAGACCACCCGTACCTTGCACGCCGTACATTTCCGAGACCGAGGTGATGATAATGCCCTTCCCATTAGCCAGCGCGTCGCTGGGCGGATTGATGGGACAGGTGAAGTTGGTCGTTCCCGCCGTGGTGTTGGTCACCAGCTTGCGAACGGCATTACCCGCGGCCAGGGTCACCATGCCATCGTCGGTAGTCGCGGTCGTGGTGGCCAAGATACCGCAGCCGGCAGGGCTGACGAAATACGAGGGGCCGGTCCGGGCGAAGATCTGCGCAGTCGAGGAGATCGAGTCGCAGTTAATCAGGTGGCCGGTGGCCGTAGCGACGAGCGGGAGGTATTGGTAGTTCGTCGAGACGCAAGATCCGGACGGATCGGAGCCGACAAAGTTGTTGAACGGGCCGAATAATACGGTGACGCCCGAGACGTGCGCGCCGGGCGAAGTCGCCAGGTTATAGCTGCCGCTGCCGCGAGCCACGGTCACAGAGGTGGTGCTGGGGACCGCGATGACGGGAGCCGCCTCTTTGTCGAGATACAGCCAGGTCTGAATGGTGCCGAGGGAGGTTTGCGCCAGCATGCCCGTGGTGGACGTCACGTAGAACGTGTCGTACAGGGTGGACGGGGTGGCCGCGTTGGGCGCGGAAATAGCCGCGGTGGTGGTAGTCGATTGGGTGGCGAGCTGCGCCAGGCCCAAAAAGGGAAGCGCGGCGACGAGTGCGAGGCCGGCGAAGAAGTTGCGAGTGAGGTTTTTCATGGTAGTGGTTTTTCCTTGTTGAAGAGAGAGTGGCTAGGGCCTATGGACTGGCAACTGGTGGAAAACTAATCCACCAGCCACCAGCCACCAACCACCAGCCACCGTTTTCAATTAGCCGGTGATGATGCAGGCCGTCTGCGGACGGATCGCCTGCCAGCCGTAGAGCACGTCCACGCGGCACGGTAGACCATCCTGATAGATGTCGTAATTTCTCAGAATGCGGAGTGAGAAACCGACCTGTTTGTCCGAAGCCCGCGCTCCCATTTCGACATTCTTGGGAACGAACATATCGACCGAGGCCACCGTGAAGGCGTCCTTGTGATAGAGCATCGACTGCGGGGTGTTGACGCCGGCGATGGTGCTTTCGGTGGGCGTCGAAGTGGTGGAGAGGCCGTAAGGCAGAACAGACGCGCCGTTGATGGGCGAATTGGAGACGTTCTGCTGAGCTCCCGTGGTCACGATGGCCGGGGAGATTTGCAGGACTGCCGTGCCGCCTGCGGTGGTCGAAGCCGGCGCCGTTAGGGTGAAGCCCTGGAGGGTGTTGATCTGGGCCTTGGACTGCGTGTTCACGGCATAAACGCCCGTGAATTGCACCTTGTCGCCCTGGTTCAGCCAATTGACGATGTTCGCGGTGCAACCGGTGATGTTGATGGAGCTGCCGGTCTGGGCGCCGAGATTCACGACGGGAGTCCCGCCGAGCGCGCCGATGGTTTGAGTCCAAACGTTCTGGTCCTTGTACCATTCGCCGATGAACCCCGAGCCCATGGCGCCCTTGATGTTTTGGTCGCCAATCATTTTCTGGGGGTTATAGAGGCCCTTCAAGGCGTCTACGATGGTGGCTTGCGCCAGCGGATAAACCGTGACGGAGCGCTCCCCATCGTCCGGGGTGCTGTTGTTATCCAATTGCACGCCTGCCAGAAGGTAGGTCAGGATCTGGTTGGGCGTCACGCCGGGGATGCCGACGAAGTTGGGAACGAGCTGTGCGAGAGCCGTTCCATCGGAGTCGATCTTGTTAGCGATCGCCGCGATAGCCGGTTTCAGAACGCGGTCCTGGAACTCGTCGACGTTCAACAGAAGTTCCGTGGTGGTGAAGTTCACGCTGACTTGCGCCTGCGTGGTGAGCGTCAGCGGGACATAGGTCTCGACGAAGCTCTGGGGCTGCATGGCCGGTCCGACGTTCACAACGTACTGCGCCGGCTTGCGGATGTTGATGACTGCGCCGATTTTGGCGCCATCGACGCCGAACGAGTCGTTATACGACTTATCGACGGTGTTTGAGAAACTGAGGTCGTTTTCGAGGACGATCAAGGCACGATTGGTAATCATGCTGATCGTCAGCTCTTGGTTGGGAGGAAACATGGAAATCCTTAGAAGAAAGCAGTGGTCAGTGGGCAGTGGTCAGTGGCCGGTGGAAAACTAATCCACCAGCCACCAGCCACCAGCCACCAATCACCGTTCTCGGGTTAGCGGCGCTTCATCAGCTCGCGCTCTTTGGCGACCGTCCAGCCGTTCTTGCCGATTTCCCTTTTGGGATCGGGTTGACCGGCTGCGGCGGAGGGGCGGAGCGGGGCTATGGGAGCGGGTGCCGCGGTTATTCTGCGGGTTGGAACAGGTGCAGCGACGGGAGGAACCGCGGGGGGCGCGGCGGGTGAATCGGTTGCAGGAGCTGCAAGAGGAGCTAAGGGAGCGACGGGTGCGGCGGCGAACTGCGCCGCGAGGTTGGCCACGATGCGGCCGGCGGCGCGCGCCTCACGGGGGCTATACATCGTTGTCCCTGGAGTGAAGGTATCCGCGACATACTCGGCGGCTTCGGCGGGATGAGTCCCGATGAAGTGGAGGAAGTCCTCGGCGTTTTCGTACTCGCCGATAGCATCCAACATGGCTGTCGAGATGGTGATGGCGTCGTTTTTCTGCACGACGTCCTCGTAGTCCGAATATTTATCGAGCCCGGCGGCGTGGATAGCCGTAACTCTGGCAACGGAGGCTTCTTGGGCCTGCTGCTGTTGGAATTTGGCTACGGCGCGGTCCTCGGTGTAGGTGGCCAGGTCCGTTTCGTACTTCTCCATGGCGGTGTCGTAAACGCCATCGGCTGTCTCGAATTCTTCAGTGGTGTCGAATTCCGACTGCTTGGGACGCTTGGGCCGTTCCGGCTTCATTGGTTCCACCACGGGAGGCGGGATGGGCTTATCCGCGGGCTTTCCCTCGATGGAGGCTTTCAGGCGGTCGATTTCAGCCTGTAAGCGTCCGCGTTCTTCATAACGCTGGGCGGTTATCTCGTCGATGCGCTCCTGGGCGCTCTGCTTCTTCTTGGGAGCTGGTTTTACTCCCGGCTGTACCTGTTCCAAAAGTCCGGCGTCCGGGTCCGGATCGGTTTTGATTTCCTCGGTAGGGGGTGTTACTTGTTCAACCGGGGAATCGGCGGAGGGTGGCGCCGCGGTCGGTTTGGGCTCTGCCTCGTAACCGTGAGCTGCGAGCGCTGCGGCTGATTGCTCGTAGCTGTCAGTAGTGCTGACTATTTCCATTATTGTTCTTTCGTCCTTTGGGGGATGATATTTTTGTCACGGTTTTAATTCTGGGAAGGTTGGTATTCCCTGACCCAGCCGCTAGGGTCGAGGTTGGAAAATCTTTATAGGTTGGGAGCTTCGATGTGTTCAGTGGCGCGCGGGCTTGTGGTGACCTTTGCTATGGCTGTCTGCCGCGCACCTTCCGCTGGTAGAGATGGGTTACGATTGGCCCATGGCGCTGTACAGCGAGGACCTGCAGAACGCGCATTGCGCTACGCCTGGGTGCAACCATGACGACTGCCAGTTGATCCTGTATTCGAAGTGTCACCGGAGCCCGCTGGCTAAAGTCGCCTACGACAAAGCTACCCGGACACTCGTGGTGACTTGCGCCGCATGCGATAAAGTTATCGGTTCATTCCACGTCGAGCGAATACGGCCAGAGACTAGCTCATCGTGACGTTTTGCAAAAACAGCGTATTCCACTTGCCGTTGTACGCCCAGATGGCGAACGACGCCCCGGCATGCGCCGCAAACGTCGCCAGGTTCACATCGCCCGCGCCGTCCTGGTAGAGTCCCGTCGCCGTGACGGTGTGCGCATACGCCGAATTCGAGGTGAAGAAGATAATCGTTCCGTCGTTGCCGCCCACGTTGACGCCTTGCGCATTGAACTGCGGCGCGCCGGCAATCGGAGCGGCCAAAGTCAGAGCCGCTAAGGCAGTCGATTTGGTGATGACGTAGCAACCCGAGACGTTCGGATTCACGGCGCCGGACGCGGCGATCGCGGAGGGCGCGCCAAGACCCATGGAGAGGGTGGCCAGGAGGAAATTCAGATTCAATTGGCCGTTGATATCGCTATCGAACGAGCCTTGCTTCGAGATGAACGCGGGAGTGTACATGGAGAGAAATCCTTTTTAGAAACGCTTGTTTACCGGGGTTGGAGGCTGGCCGTTACGCAGGAAGGTTTCGAGGCGCATGCGGGACCATTTACGCAATTGGCTGGCGGGCACTGGCGGGTTGTTTCCGCGGCCGCGCAGGATCGACGGCACCAGGTCCGAGGGGATCTTGCCGTGTTTTTTGGATTGGGCGCGCGTCATAAAGGCGGTGGCTGGTGGTCGGTGGCTGGTGGCTGGACGTGGGGGAAATGCAGCGCCGTCATCAGTCGGGCATGCGGCGAAAGGTGCGCGGCAGTGAAGCGCTCACCCATTGGCCCGATGTTCGCGGGCGCCAAAAGCTCGAAGCTCGCCAATACCTAAAAAGGGGTAGGGGCTGGTAAGATCGGAGTCGTGAGCCTATGATTATCGGCGTCTCAATCGTGGACAAGCATAAACCCGAAGGCCAACGGCATGTGGGTACATACTGTTTCGAGATTGACTACGACGCTAATTCGCATTTCGAGATTCTTGCGTTGCCTTGTCCATCCGAGAAAGAGGCTGAAATACGCCCGCACCTGAACGTGCTCTTGAAAGAGCAGGCCATGAAGGAACGGGGTATGGACCCGGTACGGATTACCGATGCAGACGAGTCGGAGGGGCTGTGATGCCGAACGCTGCCTTAACCCGCCGCGCCCTGTTCGCTATCCTGGCTGGAGCCGCGCTGGACCCGGAGAAGCTGCTATGGCGTCCGGGGGCGAGGCTCATCTCAATACCGAAGGCGGCTTTTCCCTGGCCGTATTACCTCAGCTTAGAAGAATTCGACAGGTGCTACATGCGACCCGCGTGGGCGCGAATACAGGCACACTGGGAGAAATTGGAGGAGGAGCGTTGCCGCGACCTGCAATTCTACAGCGGCGTCATCATTAACGAAACCCTCACGCGGCAAGAGGCATTGAACCGCTACCCTGGGGCGCGGCTGCCGGCGGCATAGCGGCTAAATCTTTCTCGTGCTGTTGCTGTTGAGCCGCGAGGTCCGCTTCGTGGCCCTGTTGAGCTTGCGCCAATCCTGCCTGATGCGTTTGCTCCTGCGTAGCCGCGGCGTCCGCCTGGTCTGCTTGCGCGGAGGCCATCATCATATCCACCATGCGCCCTACGGCGTCCATGTTCATCTGGGCCAGTCCGCCAGCCGAAACGCTTCCGGCCTTGACCTCCGCCTCGATGATGCCCGCGATATTGTTCATCAGCGCGATCCTGGTCTTGCCGTCCGCCTCTATCTTCTTCTCGCGCAATACCTGAACCAGTTGTTGCAATTGTGCCTGTAACCCCTGGATAATCTGCTGTTGTTGGGCGAAGGCGGCGGGGCTGATAGCCTGCTGGCCGGCGGTTTGCGCTTCGGCCTGTTGAATGGCCGGAGGCAACAGGAATTTGAGGCGCTTCGACAATTCCTGCGCGAACGGCGCGTCCCAGTTGGCGGTGATGATGTCGCCCGCAACCTGCATAATTTGCGGGAACGCCTTGGCGAGATCGACCAATAACGAAAATGCTTCCTGCCGCTTGGTCTGGAAGGAAGGACCCATCGCCACCACGACATCGTATTTGCCGATGGTCAAGTCGTGGAATTTGGACATGCCGGGGATAGCGGCGTCCAGCAGTTTGTTTTCAATGCGTCCGTCTTCGCCCGGTACCAACTGGAAGTGCTGGTTGATCGGGATCATCTCGGCCGAGCCGTCCGGCTTGACTATGCGCTGAACCCGCGCCGTGTCGTAGATGTGCGGAATCATGGACGTCATAATGGCGCCCGCTTGCCTTATTCCCCGTGCGGCGTTGTCCGAGTAGCTGAAGGTCGCGGTGGCGCCTTGCGTCTGGAGAGCCTGGATCGCTTTTCCGCTGCGGTCCTGCGAATCTTTATTACCCAGACTTGCGTCATAAATCCCACTGGTGGCCTTGACATCGTTATCCGCCTGGCCCATGAGCTGCGTCATGGACTGGATGGGCGCTTCCCACGTGTTCCGGGTTGGCGCGGGTAACAGCGTGCCATCGGGACCGGCGACGGGCCGCACGGTCAGGTACGGCATGTTGCGGATGTTGGCCTGTTTCCATTCCTGCTCGTGGTTCTCGGTCTGGCCTTCCCACACGATCCAGGGAGCCCTGGGAGCCAATAGGACGCACTCGATAGCCCCATTCCTGGCTACGTTGTACATGCGCTGCGCGCCCCGCATAGTTCTGGCGAGGCCCATAGACATGCGCTTGTCCTGCACGATGTACTCGTGCCCCTGCATGGTCACCACGGGGATGAATTCGCCGGGGATAACGGCTTCCTCGACGACTTCAACGCCCGAGATTTTGTACCAGTCGCACTTTTGCGTGCTGACGGCGCGCGTGGCTAACGGTTTCTCACCGGCGAGTTCGTCTTCCCAGCGCACGGTGCCATCCTGCATGATGCAGGCGTTGCGTTCCGTACTCGTTATCTCGAAGTACTCGGCTACCCGGATGCGATTGCCTTCCGGGAACCAGAGCTGCTCGTCGCCCGTTCCACGGAAATTGGAGAGCGAGGTTAACGAGGCATTCGGGTACTGCGCCTTGAACTCGTCGCGATCCACGTCCTCGGTGATGAAGCAGTAGAGCGCGTCCGATTTGTCGGGCTGGACCGCGGAGGGATCCCAATAGACGGCGAAGGGATTCAGGATTTTCTGAACTTTGATTTCCTGGATCCACAGCGGGTGGCCCGTCTCGTCCAGTTCGTCCACCCACTCGCACACGAAGCGGAACGAGCCCCGCCCGCAGACCACCATCATTTCGTCCGCGAAGTCGTACGCCGTTTCCGCGTCGGATTGCGTTTCGATGTGCCGGACGATTCCCTCGTATAGTTCGGCAACACTAATGTCGGCGCCCGATCCCACGGGCCGCACCTGGACGGAGGGACGCTGTTGGCGAAACTCGTTCGCCACCATGCGGCAGATGGGCTGGATGCGGTTGAACGTCTCGGCCGGCCGGCCAGACGTAAATCTTTCGTTGTATACGCCGTCGTCCCACTGCTGGCCCACGTAGAACCTGAGATCCAATAAGGCTTCGGCCCTATCGTTTTGGTCGGCATCGTTGGCCTTGCGAAATCGCGCTTTGGCGCGCATCAGTATTTCGCCGTGCCGGATCTTCTCGGGATCGCCGTCAATACCGGGAACGGGATCGATGGCCGATACCGCCGTCAAATCCTTGTTCGGCTCGGGGCCGCTTGAAACGGTCGTCCGGAGGTTGCGCGGCCTTCGGCCTTTTGGCGTCGGCGCGGGCATCGAGAAGGACGGCTGCTGCTTTTTGGTCAATTGGGGGTGGGTGCTGGGTTCTAGGTGCTGGGTGTTGGGTGCGCGAAAGCGCTATGCTTCAGGTATGCCTACTCAAACAGCGGTGATGGAAACGGAGGCGCTGGCCCACGAGATCGAAGTACGCAGCTTCGAGGAAAGGATGATTCGCAGCGGCCAGGGTGCCGAAGTTATTGCGCGGCACATTTTGCGCGAGCGGGTCGCCTCGGCCGATCCAATACTTCGAATGGAGGCCATCCAGCACGCTATCCGCGATATCGTGGACACCCGGATTCTGCCGCCCGGCTACGCGGAGCGTTTGGCTATGGATATGGCTAATCCCGGCCATGAGGATCGGTACATGCGCCAGCCGGATGATTGGAGTGCGTCGATGCGTCCGCCGATAAGGTTCGATCCGCCGTCGAGGCTGACTGGCTCTCTCGACTGGTGGACGATAGACTTCCCGCGGATTAGGCAACACACCGAGCCATCAAAGCCAACACCACCAATCGCGCCCACGAAATCCGCCGTGGCCGTTTCCACGCTCGATCCCGGCTGCGACGAAGAATACCGCACTCTGGCGCGTTCGCTGGGGATTTACGATCCGGCGGCAATCAATGCGGAATTGGAAGCGTTCCTCGCGGAGAACTTCATCGAGGTGTATCCCATCGAATCCGTGAAAGCCTACTTGGACGGCCTATGTAAGCCATCGCAGAACTGGGATGGCATCGGCGGTTATGCGAAGTGGAACTGGTACCCGCTGCGCAAGCAGGATCTCGAAGGTGTGGGCATGTCCAACTTCGGCCTTGGAAAACGGCTCTACAACGCGGAGGGTAAGACCCCAGTTCCCTTCCCCGTCCTCGAAACGGTGAAGACCATCGCGGAGCGCTTTGGCGACGATGTGCGGATCTGCGTCACCGAAGTGGAGCGTATCCGCGATCCGTTCGCGGGGGTAGGCGCGAAGACGCCCGCGGGCGTGTTCAAGATGCACGTCATCGAGCGGTGGGACGAGCCTAAGTACCGTGGCTGAAAAAGCGGTGGCTAGTGGCTGGTGGCTGGGCGTGGTAATCCCAAGCGATAGGCTTGGTACTTTAACTGCGCACTGATCGGATCGCGACAGATTAGCCGATAGCCGCCCACGGTGGGACGCCGCGCAACTTCCGGGCCCAGAATCTCATATTTTGGCTCGTCGGAATTCAGCGATCTCGCGGCCATAAACAACCGTGTCACGTTATCGCTGGTTGCCGCCCATTGCGTCTTTTCGAAGAGGAGGACCCTCTCGGTTATCGTCGCGGAGAAGTCCGGAGACTCACCATCCATCGGCCAGACGGGGAGTTCCATCGGCAGCCGGAAGCGCCGGTGCTGGTCCGGACGGTCGCTGTTGAGATCCTGGAGCCATTCGAAGATCGGATCGAGCATTCCGGCCGGCAGGATGGCGCGGTCGTCCGAAAGTAAGGCCCCGTTCTCGTCTTGCGTGATTTGAATCATTGCGCCCTAGTTCGGGAGAAACGCGTTCCTGAATAGCACTTCCAGCACATCCGCCGCTTTCAACTGCGTGCCGGCGTGAACCAATACCAGATAGTTCTCGGGCGGCGACAAGCGGATGTCCACGAAATCCTTGGTGATGGCCGGGTTCCTTCCGCCGATCAACGAGCCCAAGGTGTAGTTCACGGCGATCCCCATGCCTTCGATATCCAAGGTGGCCTGGAGCATCCTGAAGGGTGCGCCGGTATTCTTGATCATCAACCAGTTGGCTCTTGAATCACAGAGGAGCCCAAGCATGGCGGAAGCGCTACGGGCTTGTTCCACGAGGAGCTTGAATACCGCGGGGCCATGGTCTCTTACTTCCCTGGCGCGAAGGTTTACAGCTTCAATGGAAGTGTCTTCAGCGTCACGAAGGCGATGAAGTTCACTCGAGAGTTTAGCTACCCAATCGGGAGGGGATATGCGCATGCAGTCTTTTGGGAGCTACGCGGCTGTGGTCATCCCGCGCGCTTGAGTTGTACCTCGTCAGTGCTGGTGTGCCACGCGGCTTTAGGCTATGGCCCGACCGGTCTTGGGTAGCGGCACTGTCCTGGCATTTGGTAGCCGGGCACTGTAGACTGTAGCCAATGGGCGATGCGCGGAGGTTCGATCTGTTCGCCACTCTTGTGGAGTCCAGATTTTCGCGCTTCCACAATTCCCTGGTCGCAGACGTGGCTGGCGGTAAGGGTTATCTCCAGGCGGCGTTGCGCGAGCGCGGGTTCCGGCGCGTCATAACCATCGACAAACGGCACCGGTTAGCCAAAGGGCGCCCCGGGCAAAAGTACGCGTACTTCCGATACGACGGGCCTGAAGACTATCGCCTGGTGCTGGGCATGCACCCGGATGAAGCTACGGACCATATCGTGTTGTACGCAGCGCGTCATGGCGTCCCGTTCGTGATTTGCCCGTGCTGCATTAAACCGGATGCGGTCCCGTTCTGGGAGACTTACAGTGAGCGCCCCTGGCTGGAGCATCTATGCAAGCTGGCGAGCCGGACGCACACTGTCGAGCGAACGGAGCTGCCCATGGTTGGGAAGCGGATTATTTTGATTGGCCAGCCGCGATGATCGGCGTGGCGGGGATGCGGCACCATCACCAGGCAAGCATGCGGTAAGTGACACGCGGCAAACAAGCGCTCACCATTGGCCTGGGTGAACGGCTGGCGGCCTCAGCTTCCGAGGCTCACCAACCCATAATTACTTTTTGCAACAATAGTCGCCCATGGCTCCCAGATTTTCCGCCTTACCACTGGAATCATCCGACGTCTTCGATTTCAGGTCCGCTACTGTCCCTGCTTTCTTTACATCCGGCGTTCCTTTGGGAGTTCCATACGATCCGGTTCCCATGGGCACTTCCTTATAGTTGATGCCCGTGTTCACTGTTTTATCGGTGGTCATTGCTTTTTCCTTTTTTGGGGTTAAACTGAGCCAATGCGGCGTTTCTTGCGCGAGTGGTGGATCGTGCTTTTGCTGGTCGCGATTGTTCTGGGGGTCGGCATTCCGACAGGATATTACCGGAAGGTTTGGTGGTTTGTCTTGGAATCCGTGCTGGTGGGCGTCAATGTATGGCTCAAAGTGCGCTTGATCCATAACCGCCGTGCATTGGAAGCCGAGATAGCAGAGGCCATGGAGCGCCGCCGCATCAGCCTCGAAAGGCTTCAAAGCTTGGGATGGCGGCCGAGCGGGGGTACTGCGCGCATGGTGTTCACCCTGAATACGGCAGTAAAGCGGTAGGCGTTTACGCCATCCAACCGAGGGGCCCGGTTGGCTGCTTCCATTCGGCTTGCGATCCGGGACCGCGCTTCGGCACCACGGGCGCCTGTTTCATAACTTGCAATCCACGGCACATATAGCGGAGGCAGTCGAGCAAATGATCGCCGTACTCCGCGGCCGTTCGCCCTTCAGGCAATTCCTGGGGCAATCTCGGCTTGACGACATGCCCGTCTTTCGGGTTGCGCCGGTAGAGCCGGTATTCCTGGCGCAGATTGATGAGCGTCTTGCAAATCTTCAGCCGGTTGTTCTGTAGCCGCTGCCAAACGTCATAGATGCCGGCTTCGACGTTATTGTCCGCGTAGGTGAGATCCAACCCTTCCGCGCGGTAGAGTTCGACAATCTTTTCGCCGTCCGCTTGGCTCGATCCGCGCGAGGCTGGATCGATTACGCCGGGTATCCAGGACCCACGCGCCTTGATGATGCGCGCGTGCTCGTGTGGCGTCAGCCTGCCCTGGTAGTGTTCACTATAGATGAACAGCCGGTCGCTGTCCCGGTCCAGCGCGCCCCACAGTGCTGCCGAACGATTCCAACCTACGTCTAACGCAAACATTCGCGGCCAGTATGGTGGAATGTCGAAATAATCGTAGAGGATTTCCTCTTCGAGCATCGGATAGACCGCGCCCGCGCCTAACTGCGGTACCCCTTTGGTTCGGGCATCGCGCTGGTGGGGAGGATAGGTGAGGAGGAGTTCGGTTTTCTCTTTTCCACCGAGATGGGGCACCTCTTCCCAAGTGCAGGTGCACAAAAACGGCACTACCGCACCTCGTCCCGGAAAGCCTTCTCAATCGCGCCGAGAAACGCGCCATCGTCCGCGGTCAGCCCGAAACGCCGCTGCGGATCGACCCGCGGGGGTTCTTCGCGCGCCAGCAGATATTCGTACTCGCGATGGTCGAGGTCTTCGCGCCAGGCGCGGAAGTCCGTCATCAATTTTCCAAAATGAGCCACTGGACGAGCGTCGTGGCCGTATGTGCAATAAGCGCAGGCGCGGTAATTCCAGGCCCGAAGCGGAATAGGAACGGCGGATCGCCGGCGTTCAGCTTTATGATGGCGGTGCCGCTGACAGCGGTCAGGATTTCGCAATAATTGGTGGGGTCGAGATTCTGGAAGCAGGCAAGCCCGAGGTTCTGTAATGCGCCGAGAGGGATTGCGGTACCGCCGGAAGTCGTGGGCACAACCATGGAGCTGCCGTTAAAGTTCACGCCCGCGATCGCTACGGCTGTGGCGCTGGATGTCTCGGGGAGCTGGATGTTGATGCCGGCGCCGTTGTTATAAGCGAGCACGGCTTGGGCGGAAATGGGGAGTGCGGACATAAAGCGGTATCCTGGGGGTATGCCTAAAGCGGCAAGTGTGGCGAGTCCGAAGCCGAAGATGCGCGACTTCTACGTCTTCAGCGCCGCGGGGATTGTGAAGCTACAGGCTGTATCGGTCGAGGAGAAAGCCAGCGGCGACGGTACGGACGTTCACTTTGAACTGCGTGGTCTCGCCGGTGAGATCGTCGGGTTCTTCGCCCTATCGAAAATCAGCGGGTGGGTGTGGGGCGATGCGATGCCGAAGGCGTCTGGAGCACCGTAAAGGTGGTCCACGCGTGGCCCTGTATCGCCGCCATCTTTGCTTCCGCGTTTCTTTCCGCGTTTCTTGCCCGGCGTCATTTACTGCGCCGCGAGCCTGAGATCCAGCATGCCGCCCTTCAGAGGCTATTCGTTAATTGGGTCGCCAGCGATCCGCATCCGGACGTCAGCCGGCGCTCTATTGATTCGCCGATTCGATACCTGATGCAGTGGTCAAAACAGCGAGCGAGCGGCTCACGTCCACCGGGCGAGTAAAATACTCCGCACGGCATTCAAGCGGTCGCACTCGGAGCAAGTGAATCCGCAGCATTTATGCGTCAGAAGGAATTCCAAGCCTTCCCACAGCACGTCCGCTTCGGCTGCCGGATCTGGGATGCGCGGCAGTGAAACGGTCATGCCGGCTACTCCAGGATTTTGTAAATCCTGTCCCGATGTGTTTTTGCTTCCTGGGCTAACAGAAATCCGGCCGCGTTGGTTCGAAACCCGAGTTCGGCGAGCAAAGCTGGATATCTTGTCCACGTGAACGTCTCCGAGTTCCATAGGATTTGCTGGAATGGCATTGATTACTTCTTCTTTAAACGGATGGGAAGCTTCTTCAGGTCGGGGGTGGCTTTCAACCATTCGTCGTAGACTGATTGCTTCATCTGCTTGGTTGCTACGAGTTCTCGGAATTTCTTCTCTTGTGCTTGGCTGACGAATGGCATTTGCAAAGGCTTATATGTTGATGCCGCGCGGGCCACAAGCCGTGTCCCGCGCTGGTTCCAGCATTCGGGTGGCGGGCGTCAATTTCCCTGAAAAGCGCCTAGTCCGGAGAAGACCGCGCGGACCAGGCCCGAGGCGATATCGCGCCATCTGGAGGGACGCATCTGGCACCAGTAAATCGGCGCGCCGGCCGGGGGGATCCTGGACACCGTGACAACCCCGTGGTCCTCCCAGACGATGCGATGCTCCGAAGCCGTGGTGGTCTTTGGCGGTAGTGTGCAGGCGTCGTTATTGATCGAGAGGCGGATGGGCAAGTCCAGGGCGAAGAGATCGCCGCTATCGCGGTATACCCTATTTCCACATACTGTAGCGGACCCTGACAGAATTTTCATTGGGACGGTTCTACCAGCGCCGGGCAGGCCTGACCGGCGCGGCATCAACATATAAATCTTTGGAAGCGCTATAGTTCAAGTCAGGAGGTACCAAATCAACTTGAAAGAAAAATTCATCCAGTACTGCACTGGAACCCTGCATTTGACAACGGATGCAGCGCAATCCGTGTATGGACGGATCGGCTCGAACATCGACGCCTTCCGTAAAGTGCTCCGCACCACCCCACCCACGGGCAACTTGATCGACTTCTGCGTCGGCACGCTGGACCTTACGCCAGTCATGGCCGCGTCGATCTACGTGAACCAGAGCGAGAATCCCAGCATCCTGGTGGATCTGGTCAACGAAGTCTGGCCGCAAACGCAGCGCGCCGGCGGCGCCGGTACCGGCGTTTAACTGAGCCCTAACCAATGGGCGCGGTGAGACCACACCCGCCGCGCCCGTTCAAAGCGAGGTAATTCAATGACGGAAGAGCAACAGAAGGGAGCCGAGCATGGATTCCGCAACTTTGACCAGGCGAACGGGTTGATTGGCGCGGAGCATTGGATTCGGGTCGCCAAGGCGAAACCAAGAGAATTTATGGCCGCAGTCACGCCTTTGTGTGTGGAAATCAAGGAAATCGCGGAGGAGAAGCCAGCGGAGAAGACCGCGGAGAAGACCGCGCCCTAGCTCTTGATTAGGGACTGGATGTCGATGTTCCAGAAGAGCGCTTCGCTCTTCATGTCCATCTGGCGCGAGACGAAGCGGTTGCGGAACACGTCCAGGTTGTTCTTCATCTGGAGGTTGTCCTTGGCGAGCTGCTGATTCTGGGCGTTCAATTGGTTTACCTGCTCCCTGAGTGCCCCATTCTGCCATTCAGCTTTCTTAAAGCACGACTCGGCGTAGGCCGCGCGGCGGCTGTAAGACTCCACGCCGTCGCTCAACTTCTCGCGGTCCGCGAAAGCCTCCTCGAGTAATTGCTCCAGATAGGCCACGCGATGCGTCTGCGCGCCCAGTTCTTTCGTTGCCTGTTGTTTCGTCATTCTTCCTTTTTTGTGATGTTGGGTGCGGAGCCTAATCCGCGCCTTGGTTGTGCGTCCCGTTGTAGAGGACGATCTGCGGCCAAGTGGTTTGCATCGTGCCTATAGCCCTCCCGCAGGACGGACAATACTTCCAGTTCGTATCGAGCTTGTGCCCGTCGGAGGGACAAAAACCCCACTTCTCGGTCGAGTATGGAACTTGTTGGGTGTATGTCCAAGAGTCGTAGCGGATGCCGTGGACTGGGCATGAGATGTTCGTCGTCAAGCCGCAGGTGCAGCCGCCACTGCCGTTAGCGCCCGCGACGCCGCCCGCAGCGCCAGTCAGTGGCACTGTAAATCCATTCGCCGTTAGTGCTTCCATTTGCGTGCGTTCTCCGCGAAGACGAGGCGCTTCTTTTCCTTGGGACCGGCGTTCTTCATAGCGCCGGCGATGCGGGAAAGGGGGATCGGTTTATCCGAGGCGATTCCAAGTTCGGCGTGAAGCATGCCCTTATGGCTGGGCTTGATTTTAATGGCCATTTCTATACCTTCTTCGGAGGCAGTTTCACCATCCGGTAGATCACGTCGAAGCGCACCAGAAAGCAGTTCTCGTGAATATCGTGATTGCCCAAGACGCGCACGGAGGTGGTCTTGCCGTTGTGAAAGTCCGCTTCCGCGATACTGCGCGGGATCTCTCCCGCCCACGAAACCAATTCACAGCCGGGGTTGCGATTAATCGCGGTGAGTAGTTGCCCGGCGAGGTCGTCGGCTACCTTCAGCGCGAAGGCGGCGGACTCGGCGTCGAGCGGGGCCGCGGGCCAGCCCATCTTCTCCAGCCGATAGATCTGCCGGATCTTCCGCCCGGGCAGCGGCTTGTCGCTGAAGCGCGCGGGCTGACCCTCCAGGCGTTCGTCGATGTGGTCGGCCACGGCCTTCGCCAGTGAGGCGGTGGCTGGTGGCTGGTGGCTGGTGGCTGGTATAGTTTCAGGCATTTTCAGGCTTCAGCACGAAGATCCGCGCGAGCGGTCTGGCGCGCTGCACGTCCCACGCTGTAATAAGAAAGGCTTCGGTATCGTCTTCCAGCAATACTTCCGCGACTTCATACTGCTGCCGCATCGAGCGCAAGCGGTCCGGAGTGATCCGATACGCCGGGATAGTGGTGACATCCTGGCGTGCCCGCTGCCCGGCCGCACGAAGCGCCGCGACGATCTCGTTGGCTTCGGGGCTCACCGTTTTACTCGCCTTCCGGCATGGTGCTGTCGGTCGCGCCAGGCGCGGGCGCGCCGCCGGCCGGAGCTGGGGGAGCCTCGGGGCTGGGCGGTCCGGACGCCATCAACTGGCCCACGTGCGCCAGGGCATCGTCGGGGCCCGTGAAGCTCGCGGAATGCGACTCCGTGGACGGCCCGAAACCCATGGCGCTGCCCATGGCCTTCTTGCTGGTCATGCTTTTCTTCTCCGGCAGCTCGTGGTCGCTATCGACGGTGAAGCCTCCGTTATCCATGCGGCGCACGTGCATGTGGGTCATCTTGCCTTTCGGCACGGGTTTGAGGCCGGTTTTCTTGCGGCCGCGGACTGCGTTGGACATGAGGAAATCCTTTGAGGGTGCTGGGTGCTCGGTGTTGGGTTATAGGGGAAGAAGGGGTTCGAGGGGAAGGAACCGCAGGGTTCCGTCTCCTCGGGCTCCGACGTATTATGCGCGGCCTAGGGTCGAGCCGACGGATACCGTAGGTGGTTGGACGTAGTAAGCTGGGTCCGCAAACTTCTCGTCGAAGATGCGATCCCACTTTTTATCGACTTCCGTCAACGGACCGCGAACAGTAAGCCGCAACGGCCGAAGTGCGCCTGTTTCATTCGCTGTGATGGCCACTTGCGCGCGGGTCGCGTATGCCCGCTTCGGCTTCGGTTCGGATGCCGGCCAGACTCCTAATTCGCCGGCGTTAAATAATAGGCCGAGTTTCAGCCGCGAATCGATCTGCAGTTTAGTGAAGATGTACGAGATGTAGACCTTCACCGTGCCTTCGGTCAAGCCTAGCTCACTAGCCACTTCCTTATTGCGTAAACCGCGCCCGAGGCATTCGGCAACCGCAAGCTGGCGCGTGGTCAGGTATTGCATGGTTCTACTCGAATCGGCATTGGAGAAGCCGTCGCACGCCGAAATTCACGGCTATGGCGATGGTGTCTTCATTCATGCGAGTGGCGCGCAGCGCGATGCCTGCCTGGCGGTCCGAACAGATAGCCTGCTCCACTTCGCCCGTCATCGCCGGTCGGGCGAAGACGATTTGCATCTGAGGCAAGTTCGGTTTGTCGTCCCACCCTTCTTCGGGACAGCCGGGGTCCGCCTCGGTGATCGAGCGGAGGTCCCGCACTATATCCGACAGCGCGGTCCTGCAGGAGGACTCCAGGTTCTCGCGTCTCGCCGGCAGTTGCCACAAAGCCTTGAGCTCCGTGGTTATCATGCACTGGCCCAGATACCGGCCGAGTGGACTGAGGTCGTACCGCGGGGGCGCCGGCGGATCGGGAAACTCCGCTAATACGAGGTGGCCGCCAATGTCGTTCTGCAGCTTGCAGAGCGCCAGATTAGCCAAAAACGAAATTGTCTCCCTCAAGCGGTCACACTCGCTCCATCGGGATGCTCATGCCGCCACCAGTCAAAGCAGCAGCAGGCAGTTGAAGATCAGAGTTTTTAGCCGTCGCATTTTCGTGTTCCTGGATGATGAGAGCCAACCGCATCCTCGGATATTGCCGGCAGACCAAACCCAGCGTCTCGTAGATCCTGTGCAGCTGGGTGGTGACCGTGCAACGCTGGATCTGCAGATCAATCCCAATCTGCTCGTTGCTCAGACCCTGATGCACCAGGCGCGCGATCGCCAACTGCCGTGGGGGAAGGCTCGTCAACGTGGGTTTTTCCATGTGGCGTACCGATGATCCCAGAATTTGATTCGTGCGCGGAAGTCCTATAATCGGGGTAGGATACCGCCGGTAAAGGCCATCGCGGACCATCCCCTGACGGGGGGACGATAGCCACTCACTTGTGAAGATCGATACGTTAATCCACCAGGTTTCGCTGTCGCAAAGAGAACAGGAAATAGCGTACCTGCTGGTTTTAGGAGTACCGCGTAAGGAAATTGCAGAGCGGCTGCAGATCGCGCCGGAGACCCTAAAGACTCACATAGCGCACGTGGCGGGACCGTTGCGGCTCACTTCCATCGTGGAGCTGGTGCGCTTTATCTTGACGCACCCGGAGTGCCTTGCCGGCTTCGCAGTCTCCCCGGGCCTGCATCCGGATGACTGCAAATGCGGTGCGCCCTTTTGTTGGGGCGTCCGCTATGGGCAGCGTGTGGGTAAGCCGATCGCGGTGCTGCCCGTGGATCCGCCGGTGGTGCTGGTCGTGCCTAAGCCGGGTTCAACAGGCGGTCGTACCAGCGTTCCACCGTAGCAGCGCTCGAATATGGTTTCGTAGTCCTCGGCGTGGATGTTCGTCCAAATGGGCTCCGGAAGGATTTGTTCGGAGCGATCCGGCCAGGGAGCCTTTAGCGGTGGATGACACGGCCGTTGATTCATTACCGCGTCGTAATACGCATTCCTTTGCTCGCGCGTCGGCGGTGGATAGATAAAATGTCTGGTAAGAGCATCCAGCAGATCGAAAACATTCAAAAGCAGCGCTGGTATGTCCCGCGCGAAGTCGAGCTCAGTATGCGAGACCGAGTAGCAAACAACGACCGATCCCGTGAATCGCTGGGTGAAAATGTGCGGCACGCTCATAGTTTTTCAATCCAGCGTCGTGCTGGGAAGAAAGTGCAGGACCACTTCTGACATTCCCCTCAACGGCGTGAACGTCAGGTAGATGATCCCCTTCGTGGTCATCGTACGCGTCAGCGCTTCGATATAGACGTCGAACGGGCATTCCTCGTCCACCCATACGAAATGCTTGCCGGTGCCCTCGAAGCTACGCCGCCCCTGGTCGTAAGTTTTGAATCCGAGAAGCGACGTCCCTCCGGAGACATGCCGGATATACGCCGATTCGATCGAGTCCTTGACGCCGCCGGATCGCCGGTTGATGGCGCGGATCGCATCAGCCGGGATCATGCCGGTACCGAGCCCGATGGGATCCTCGGGCCGCGATTCCTTGTCCGGCGCCAGTTTGCCCAGCAATTCAGCCTGAATGATATCCCGTACCGTTTGGTTTGTAGAGCCGGCCGCCCAGCCCTCGACAGGATGATCGAAGCGCTTCCCCACCCACCAATCGGGGTAGCTTCCCGTGAGGTGGTACGTCGCTTCGCAGGCGCCCGCCCGGGTCTTGCCCACGCGGTTTCCCGCCATAAAGCAGCGCTCCGTGTGTTCCGCGCCCGCGGCGAAGAACTCCATGTGCTTGGGGTAGAGCTCGCGGCGGAACGGACCGGTGAAAGGAAACTGGTCTTGAATCCTATTGGTCCGGATCTCGCGGATGGTGGTATTGCGCTTCTCGAGTTGAGCTTCCAATTCCGCCCTGAGTTCCAAGAGCTCCTTTAGGGAGCCCGCTCGATTGTTGCATGGGTGCTCGCTTTTAGCCATTCGAGGGTTTCGCGGGCCACTTTGATTTGCTCCAGGAGTGTTTCTTCCGGCAGCTTGGCGAGGTCTTCGGCGGTGGTTTGTTCTATCGCGATGGCGCCGTTCTTACCCCGGCCGTCGATGGTCAGGGTGGGCTTATGCGCTGGGTGGTGGGCTTTCAGAAGCTGGATCAGGAGCCGATCCGAGTACTCCACTTCCATGTCTACGAGCGTGCCTTTGTGGTATACGCCCTTGAGTGTACCTTCGACTGCCCGTCTGCGGGCTTCGTCCTCGAGGACGCCGGCGGCGTTGGGTACACGATCACGATACGACGCGGCGTATTCGGAATCGTCCTTGAGCCAGGCGTAGTGGGTGTCGCGGTCGATGCCGGCGGCTTTAGCTGCCCTCGTGACGTTTCCCGCGGTCACCACGAAGGCTATCAGCATGCGCTGTTTCTTCGATGCGCGCTTGTCCAATTCTATTTGGGCCGGTCCTGGAACGATGGGAGATCCCATAGCCTGGATGCGGGCCATGAGAGCGGGGTTTATCAAGGACTCGTCGAGCTGCTCTTTTGTTGTGTCCGTCGGTGGAGTTTTGTCTTTCACAAGTGAGAATTATTGGAAGGCGACAGGACTCCCAACGGTAGGAGTGGACCGTTGTTGTTGGAGCCCTGTGCCCGGCGCTGGATTCCTTACTGTAAGGAGCGCCTTTACCGGATGTGCCGGTAATCTTGTTATAAGCTTGTGGCTTCGATGCGCTGTCAATCGCGCGATGTTATCGGGGAACTGGAGACCGCTTGTTTGCCGTGCGGATTCCGCTGGCAGAAAAGGGAAAGATTACAGCGTGTTGAAGGCTGGATCGATCACCGTCGTCAGTCCCAGAATCTGCGTGCACGACTTGTAAATCCGCATGCGCACCAGGTCCGCCGGCGACGTCGCCGAAAAGTCGCGGTGTAAGGGCACGCCGCAGTTCTCGAAGATGGCCGTATCGTAAGCCGAACAGAACATCCTGCGATAGTTTTCCGACTGGCACACCCGCGCGCCCAGGAATGGGATTGATCGCAGCAGGAACGCTATATAGCCGGGGATATCGTAGGCCACGGAGCCGTTCTCGCAATGCGCGATAAATGCGGAGAATTGTGTCCAATCGATCTGCGCCCGCACGTCGTCCGAGAGCGCCAGGTGCCATGCGCAAGAGCCGGGCGCCGCGTAATCCACGGTCAGGACCTGTTCGAGGGGATGCGTCTGCGGCCCGCTGATCTTTTTCTTGGTCAGGGGATCGGTGAAGATCGTGCTTTCGGTGACCCAGACCTCACCCGAGGTGTTGGACTTGACCATCGCCAGGTGCGACAGCTTCGAACCGGTATAGGCGTCGATGAGGAACGAAAGCGGCTCTTTACCGGCGAAGGCGATTACGTCGCCAGGCTGCATGTGGAACGGGGTAAAATCCATCAGTTACCAGATTTGAATGACGTCGCCAGGGACGGTGGTTTGGGCCCCCCCAAGAGTGACCGTTGACCCCGCGATGTTCCCCGACTGCGTGTAATCTGTGCCGTAGTTCAGGAGCACGCCATCGCGGAATACCCAGTAGTGAGGGTTGCTGTTCGCGGCGTTACCGCTCGCGGTGGACGGCTGCGTGGTGGTGAACGTCTGTGTGCCCGCGGTGGTCACCGGAAAATAGACCGGTGACGGAAACACCATGGTGAGGCTGGGGTTGGAGACGCTGAGCGTTACGCCGTTCGGATTTGCCGTTACGACGATATTCGCGCCGAGGGACGCGCACATCGTTTTACCGGCCGCGATGTAGACCAAGCACGGCACGGGACTCGCCAGCAACGGCTGAATCTCGCGCACCATCGCCAGGGTCGTTGTCGTGGACGGCGTTTGCGCGGCCGCGAGGGCGCACAGGCCCAGGGCCGCCAGGAGTGCTCGCAGGATCTTCATGCTTTCACTTTACGCTTGCGTTCCGTCTTTGATTCCAACTTCCCCAGGACCTCGGATTCCCGCATCAGTAAATACTCCGGGCCCCATCCGTACTGAATCGCCTGGTTCGTCCCCACCCACGCCGAGAAGACCACGCGATCGCCGACCGCGATGCTCATGGTCAGCCGCGCGCATTTTCTCGATTTCAGGCCCGGACCTGTGCCGGAATAGACTTCGAACACGTGATCGGGATCGGAATGCACGACCGTGCCACTACGCATCAGCGCGTGCTTTTCCGCGATGTCCACGTTGCCGGGCTGCGCTTCGGCCGGCGCGTAAAGCCCGCACTCCAGGAGTTCCTCTTGGTCCACGTGGACCAGGATGATGTCGGACAGCAGCTTGATCGGACGGCGGGCCGTTGCAGGTTCCATTATTCCTTTATGCGTGTTGCTGGGCGGCCATGCGGAGTTTCAGCGTTTCCTTGGTCACGAATTCCTCAAGCGCCCACTCCTTGATCGACAGGATGGCCGCTTCCTGCTTCTGGATGGCCACCTGAATGGCTGCGCGTTCGCCCATGTTGTATAGCCCCCACGCTGCGTTAGCGATGAGTCCGGTGACGGTGACGAAGGCGGGAATCCAGGCGGGGTTCATGGTGGCGGGTTCTGGGTTCTGGGTGCTGGGTGCTGGGTGTTGGGGCTACGCCGCGAGCGGTAGATCCACGGGAATGACGCGCACGCTGGCGGCGTCCAGTTCCGTGCAGATCGCGGATCCCAGCATCTCGATGAAGATGACGAGCTGCGTCTTGTTCTTGACTCTGGCCACGCGCCCCTTGGCGCCCTGCAGCGGGCCGCTCACGACCTCGACCTCTTCCCCGCCCTTCCAGATATCGGCCAGCGGGATTACTTCGATTTTCGAATTGGCGACCATCAGGCGGAGCGTTTCGATTTGATCGGCGGGGATTTCGGTAGGGCCATGCCGGTCTCCCAAGATATTGGTGAGCCAGTTGGTCCAACGCAGTGTGGCATATATATCACAAGCTTCCGCGCGCGCGAAGACGTAGCCAGGGATCAGGGGTACGTCCACTTCGGTGTTGCGCCAGTGTTTCCTTTTACGTGTCGGCAGGTAGGGTTCGATACCGTACCGGCACAACTCGCGCTCGACGTGGAATTCGTGGAGGGCTTTGACGCGCAGGGCATACCAGGGCAGCGGCCGGCCCGCTGCCGGGGTCGGGGATCGGGGGTCGGGGGTCGGAAACTCCAGGATCACGCTATGCCCCTGCCAATACGCTGTAGACTGCTTCGGTGAAGTTGATGCCGCGGCGCATGTCTTCCTGTTTCAGCCGGCGCAATACTTCATCCTGCACCGCACGGCCAACCGCGTCCCACTTATTCTGAGCGCTCGGCGTCATGGTCGGCCAGGGTTCGGAGGCTCGGTAGACCGGAGGGTGGCGCGCTTCGTATGCGATACGGCCCAAGCTCTTCATGCCGAGGCATCCTCGACCCCGCCAGTGAGATCCAAGGAGCCTTCCGCACACGCGGCAAGAACCTTCTGGACTTCCGGCGTAGTCCCTTGCAGCATCTTCGATGCCCGAACCTGCTCCAGCAGCTTCTTCCATTCCGTTTCGCAACACGCCGCACACCAGCGCTTATTCGCCGAGATCAACTTCGGGTCCGGGCCATGCACGCTACCGGGGCACAAGCGCGAGCCAGAAATATCGGGACGGCGTGCAGCCGGCTGCCGGGACGATTCGCCTTGGCGGAATCTGCTCATAAAGGAAAGCCAACGGGGTGGGATTCGAACCCACACCTCCAGGAGTCTATTCCCGGCGAGTTACCATTTCTCTACCCAAGGGCATAAATCTGAGGCCGCGCCACGGGGGCCTTCTGGCCTCTTCCCGCTGATATCCGCAGCCCCTTCTCGTCTCAACGGACAAGCCTCTGGCAGGGCGGCCACTCCGCTAAACCGGCATCTTTGCCAGCCACCAACCACCAGCCACCAACCACCGATTTCAAGCTGCCTTAGCCACGCCGTCAATCAACTCCACGCTGATGATCTTGCGCGCGCCGGTCTGGCTCGTATCGATGAAGTTTTTCTTTTGCTCGTCGTCCGAGAACATCGCGTCGATGGGCGTCACCGGAAATGTCACCAGCTCCCAGAATCGCTTGGCGCCGAACAGCTTCTTCAACCGCTCATATACCGCGGCCAACGGTTTTACCACGCGCTTCGGCTGGCAGGCGTCCACCTCGATCACGTACTTGTTACCGCAGAGGGTTACTGTTTTGTCGCCCGGGTGCTTGGCCAGGTGGACTTTGATTTTCTCCCACAGGCGGTCGTGGAGGTTGGATGTAGTGCGGAAGTGGTCTACGGCGATGCGCAGCGGGGCGAAGTCGTCGACCAGCTCGGCCAGGATTCCTTCGATTGGGGTAACCGATTTCGGCATGCTTACCTATTGTTGTTCGTTCGGACGTTCCCTGTATAGACATCGTGCGATACATACCAGAAGGATTTGTTGTTGATGCCGCGCGTGCCGCCGCCGCGTCCCGCGCTGGTAGACGCGCGGTTGACCGCTCGCCAACGCCCCAACGCCTATCACCCAGCCCCGCTCGTTTGGCCCTCGACGTGCGTTTTTTCGCAAAAACAGCGTTTAGCTGTCGGAAGTGTCGGATTGGGGGCGGCCGGCGCGGGCGCTGCGAACAAAACAAAGGGATGTCCACACCGGTGCGTCGTCGGAATTACGGCTAATCCGACAGTCCCGGCGGGAAAATCCGGGGAAATCAGGGGAAAACCAGGGGAAAAACAGGCCAGTAGTCATCGCGCGATGTCTTGGCGAGGACCTCCCCCAGGCACGACTATGGTAGGTGAGCCGTAAACCACTGAAAATGCGCCTAAAACGCGTCGGATGGGACAGTACAGACGGGAAGCGAAGCCATGGCCGAGCCTGGAATCAACGAGATAGAAGCTCAAATTGACCCCATACGGGACAGAATACCTATTTTGTCCCATGTCGATAAAGCCGCCGCGATCGACGCCAAGCAAGCAAAGCGTGGCTCGAAGCCGCTGGCCTGGCTGAGTATGAGTGAAATCAAATCGCTCATGGCGGTTATTGTGGCGCCGCGGGACCGGGCTATCTGGTCGGTCGCCTACCATCGTGGCTTGCGTGCCTCCGAGGTGGGGTTGCTGCAGATGAGGGATTACACCCCTCCCACGATCAACGAGCGCACCGGCAAACTCTACGTGCGCCGGCTCAAGGACAGCGATTCGAAGATCTACCAGCTCACCAAGCCCGAGAACAAGGAACTCCGCGCCTGGCTCAGGGTCCGCGGGGATTACGATGGCCCGATATTCCCTAGCTCGAGAAGGCGGCCAATATCCAGGAAGCGGCTGGATGCGCTGATGAAATGGTACGGAGAGCTGGCTGCCCTTCCTCCGGAGCTGCGGCACTTCCATGCGCTGAAGCACTCCTGCGGCGTCCACTTGCTCCTGCAGGGCCTGGGCGTCGACCAGGTGAAGGATTGGCTCGGACATCGAAACATCCAAAACACCATGATCTACTTGAGAGTGGCGAATATCCGATTGGATGCGGCCGCCGAAAAATTGGTGAATTGGTGAGCCCGCCAAAAATAGTTCGAAATAGTGCTTGACACATAAACAGCTCTGGAGTACACTGATTATCAGATCGAGGATATGAGATCGATCAAAAGCCGCTACCACGGCAGGAGCGAAACAATGAACGTCAGAACAGCCTACGGCACTGTGTACGGAATCGAGAATATCGAAGAAGCGCAGCAGATCCTAGCCAAGACGGAACTTGAGCGGGACCACGAAGGCTGTCCGGAATGCAGAGGTATGCTATCCCTCGACGCTTGCATTGCCAACGCTCGGGCTGAGTTGCGTGGCCTGTCGATACGGCGGGCGGATGAGGCGCGGATAGGCAACTACACCGCGCGAGAGATTGCACTCGTGGCGCGCATTGACGCCTGGATAGCCGTGCAACCCCCGGTTGCCGATCCGCTGAGAGATACGGCTACACTGCTTGGCGCCGATGCGTAAACTCACCAGCCGTCAAGCGCGAGCGATGGCTGCGCTGCGTAAAACCCACGGCGCGGGCTCCGGGCGACCTGTGGGCTGGCGCAAAGGGCCGCGGTGCCCCTGTGGGTTGATGACCGTGGCTAGGGCCACGCAACGCAACCACAAGTGTTAATATTTAGCTCTGCCCGAAACCCACACGATTGTGCGCGGATGCGAAATATGCCTGGAACGAAGTGCCAATGGTGCGGAGCGGGAATAGGAGAGCGCCGGTTCTGTTGGTGCTGCGGGGCGTGCCAGAAGTGCGGCGCGCGACATGAGGGACGCAAGTGCCCGCCAGCGCCGCGTGAGTCGACTAAAGGTTCTACCAGCGCCGGGCAGGCTGACCGGCGCGGCAGCAACATAAAATGCAATTCTGCATATATCCCATCAAGCTATTTTTCGACAGTCGGACACCCTATGTCCTTAGCCCTCTGCTAGACTGTCGGACATGATGTCCCCTCAAACCAAAACCGATATTTCTAATTGGCCTACCAAGCCAGAGGTGGCGCGCATCCTCAATTGCGCGGAAAAGACCGTGGAGCGTTTGGTATCCCGCGGCAAATTAGAACAGCGCTTTCGGGAGTCCGAGGACGGCCGCCGTTCGCTGGGCGTGTACAATCCGGAGCACGTCGAACGGCAGCGTGCCGAAACCGAAGTGCGGGCCGTGCTCCTTCCGGAGCCGGGGAAGTCTCCAAATCCCGCAGCCCTGGGTGCGTTCCTGGATGCTATCAAGCCGGCGCCCCCGTCGACGGCCACGCCCCCGCAGATCAAGGGATGGCTCACGATTGAAGAGGCTGAGGAGTACTGGGGCCTGCCCGCGTCCTATCTGCGGGACGCTATCCAGGAGGGTCGGTTGATGGTCATCCGGCGCACGCGCTGGCTCCGGATCAACCGGGTATCGCTCGAACGCCTGACGTAAGTTGAGTTCATGGACAGTCCGACAAGTTGTCTGGGCGTGAGGAATCAGGCGAAGTTTCGGTGAACCTGTTCAATATTGACCACTGAAGTGTACGGCAGCGATCTGAGGGGGTGCTACTCTAGCAGTTTCGGGAAAGGACGGAGGCTGGAACAACCCAGCCTCCTAGTATTTACTTTTGTCTAGCGCGTTCACCAACGAGCATACAAACTTTCGCGGAAAGTTGCAACCGGGTGTGCAGTCGTTGTACGATTTTTCTTCGAGCCGGGCGGGTGCCACCCAGTGGACATCACCCCGCCCGGACCTCGATCACTCTTTGATGGGAGTGGTATGAAAAACTCTGGTCCACAATCCGAAACATTCAGAATTGCACCACCGGACCACCGTTCCGTGAGTCGCGGAAGGTCACCCCCATTTGACACTGTAGTTTTCTTATTCGCCGCTCTTTAACTTTTGGCCGGTCAGAGCGCGGCAAACAAGCCTCAACACAAGCGTTGGAGGGCTGCGACTCACTGCCTATTTTATCGAGTCCTTCCCCCATCGCGCAACCGCGCGGCGTGAATTTCACCGCGCATTTTTGAAGGGAGCGCGTTCGTGCATAAACCAAAGTTTGATCGAAACGGACTTGTAAGGTGCCGTGTGTGCGGCTGCACCGATCTGGACGCCTGCGCCAATTCGTGCGCCTGGGTGGACGGCCAGGATCTCTGTACTACCTGCAGGGACGCTGCTGCTGCCATTAGGGAATGGCGTGAGACTGCCCGCCGCCCGATGATGACGCGCCTGCTGGCGGAAGTGGGTGAGATGGAGCGGCTCGATCGTGCAGGCACGGCGAGGGGGAAGGTGAGCGTGGTGAAGGTTCTCACGCGTGAGATGAAGCGGCTGGAGCGTGCAGGCACGGTGAGGGCTCGAAAGGCGGCGTCTTGATGCACCACAAACACAAGAAACTCTGCTGGATCGCCATCGAAACCGAGAGCCAGCGCCCCATCGCCCGGATCGAGGATTGCGAGCTGCGGGACGCCCGGGTTTATAGCCAGCGAAAATATGGGCCTGGAGTATGGCTAACCGCTTGGAGACACGCCAGTGACCAACAGAGATCAATAGCGGGGAAGTTCGGAGCGACGTTCGTATCGGAGTTGGACAACCTGGTGGCAGCAGCTCAAATCATGAGATTGCCGGCGGTTCTCAATGCAGCGGTAGTGAAGACGTCAGAGCGTGGATTGAGACCAAGTGCAGTGGAAGTAGAGAAAGCAGCCCAAGCTCTAAGGCTGAAGTGGAAAGGGGAACGAAGTATGGCTGCAGGAGGAGGATCATGAGCCAAGAAAAATCAGTTGTTGATGCCGCCGGTGTCGCCGCCGCGCCCCCGGCTGGTAAAAGCGATATCGTCTGGGATGCCCGCAACTGTCCAAATGGTTGCGGTCCAGTACTTAGGTACGGTATGTCGCTGCGGGCTACGTGCCAAACCTGCGGTTACTGGTGGGTGCTGGACATCAGAACTAATCCGCCCACTGTCCGATGGCAGGAACCAGCGCGGGACGCGGCTGCGGCACGCGCGGCAGCAACACCAAATCCCTCAGGCACTCCAGGAGAAATTTAAGAAATGAGGAGATCATCTTCTGAGATCCGTAGAGCTATTCAGTTTGAAGACGGAGAGATCCTCGCTAAGCAGCAGGGCAGGGAACAGGGCGAGCACATCGCGCTAAGAGACGTGCTCCGATGGGCACTCGGGCTTCCTGGCACCGAATACGAAAAACTAATAAAAGAACGCAAACACGAGGACGTGGCAAAGATGCCGGCGAAAGGCGCCCGTTGAGCAACCGCCCGCCAGATCGAAAGAGGCCGCCGGACGAGCGCCAACGCGAGTACGAGCAGATCGACGCCGACGCGCCATTAGCCGACGAAGCACCGCCGGACCGGGTAGACGACACGGCTGCGAAACGCCGGCAGATTGCCCTGACCAAAGAACTGGGGGAGCAGATGGGTCTTGGCGGTCGACAGGCATCCTCCTGGCTCTGGGCCAAATTCCCCAACAACCTCATCGAAGCACAGATGGACCTCCCCCCCAAGAACGAGATCGAGCGCGCCAATTGGAAGCCGCTCCCCGGCCACGCGCAGGACCGCGTGCTGGCCGCGTACATCTGGCAATCCTGGTGTTGGCCGGCTTGTATGCCCTACGCCGTAGTGTTAGATGCGGGGCGCCATGAGATCTTGCGTGAGGATAGCAACCGCCACTACCTGCTGTTCTCCATGCAGGCCGTGGCCGACCTGTTGGCCATGAGTAAGCAGCGGGTGTCAGCCATCACCGCCAGTCTGCTGGCCGAGAAGCGCATCCGCGTGGAGATTCCGCGGGGGCGCCGGAATGGCTACGCGGTGTACCCCGAGCCGAGACCCTTCCTGACCGCCGAGGAGCGAGCTTCTGTCAACAGTACTGTTGTCAGAACGGGGCTCGAAGGACCCCGGTTAGAGCCTGCCGTGTTACGTACTTTTTCCAATCTTCTCAATAAGTTAGGCGACGATACCGATACTATCCTGGTGCCCCCGGAGGCGCGCCAGGACGGCGAGGAGGCCGAAGCCCCCCAGGAGATGCTGGTCAAAGACTACCGTACTCTTGTCTGGGAGAATCTGTTCGACGCCCGTACTGCGTTTTTATCGAGCCTCAAAAACCTCAGGTACTCCGAGCGAAAAACCTACGGAAACATCGGTACCCGAGCCCGCCACCTTATTGACCACCTGCAGAGGCCAGAAACCCCTTCGTCCTACTCTGTCCGTCCCGCTAATCCGGCCGTCTTGCCACCATCCGGATCCAAAGACGGACGGACAGGCGCGGGCACAAGTACCTACACAGCCCCGGACAAGACGCTCGTGGCTGACGGCGAGTTCTACAAGCACGTCACGGAACTCTACCGCACGCACAAAAAGGGAGTCGCCAGCGTCACCCTACTCGCCGCAGCTTGGAAGTTATGGCCGGCAGATGCCGGACTCGAAGACTTCGAAAACTTTCTGTTGAGGCCAAAAGGCCAAGCCAGGATGGACCGCACCAAGGGAGTTGGCGCGCTGGTCGACCAGGTGGCAGAGTTCGCGATCGAGTGGAAACGTGGCGCGAAGGCTCGCGCTGAATTCAAGGCCGACGAAGAGCGCCAGCGTAAGGCTGACGAAGCCTACAACGCCCAGCAGCTTCTCTTGCACGAATACACCGCCGAGAATAATGCGGCGATCGATATGTGCTACCAAGCGCTGTCAATAGACGAACTCAAACGGCTCCAGGCCGAGAAGCGCCACGTTCTTAAAGCTGAGAAGATCACCACAATGCACGGTTCATCCGTCATATGGTGGGACTGCGCAACCGCGGAGAACCGGGCCGGCAGGATCGAGCAAATGATCCGGGCCGACCTCGCCAAACAGCTCCCCACCTTCGATGAGTGGAGACAGAAGAAGGCCGAGAAAGGAGCCGGGGCGTGACCGTCCGTCAAATGCGGCTGCTGGAGATCGAGCCGAAGACCAAGAAGGAATTCGTCAATGAGCGCCTGGCGGGTTTGCCTTTGCGCCTGGCGGCACGCAGACAGAAGCGGCAGAAAAAGAAGATGCAGGCACCAGCGCCGGGCAGGCTGACCGGCGCGGCATCAAACACTGATTTTGATTTTGAACTTGGAGGGTAATTATGGCTAATCAGTTAGAAAGCCTAACCACCAAAAGAATGATGCGGGCCCACGATAAAGAAGTCCGCGAGGGCGCCAAGATCCTGGACGAGCTCACCAAGGAAATAGAAGCCCAGGATATCCTCGATGGCCATCCACCTCGCCGTAAAGTAATTCCCCCACGCCTCGCCAAAACCTACACCAGGAGAGTAAAGCCGTGACCCTAAGGCGAATACTCTTCCTCAGCCCGCCCCAAAACTCCATCGGCGGCCCGCGCGTGGACCTTAGCCTGGAATGCGGCCACCACCTCATCCGGAAGCTCGCCGCCCTATCGCCCACCCAGAAGCGCGTGAACTGCCGCAAATGTACCGAGCTTTCGCGGCACATCCTCAACGCTAAGGCGAGGGGTAGGTGAAATGGGCGCCCACCCACTATCGGTGAGTGCCGCGATACTGTTGCGGCATGGCTGGACACCCCGCCAGCTCGGCCTAGCCGAGGAGGTCATCCGGTACGGGGTCGCCCGCCTGGAAGATGTCCGCGAAATACTGAGGATCCGCCGTATAGTCGTAAATCAACCGGACCACGCGCCGCGTCCGCGCAAGCCGCCAAACCGCGTTCAGGCCAACATTAACCACCAAGCATGGCTGCGCTGTCTGGAGGCGGATCCCGAAGGTGCACGCTTGGCGGCCGCCGTCGCGGATAAGGAGTTCAGCGATTGGGCCGCGTCGAGGAGATTGAGATAGCCGTGCCCGTGCGCCCGGAACTCCGAAAATTCTACGGCTATCACTGGCGGTATGTCATCCGCCCGCGGATACTGGCGCGCGCCGGCGGCAGGTGCGAGAAGTGCAAGCGGGAGGGTTTACGTTTATCGATCGCGCATATCGATCGAACACCGGGGCATGATACCGACGACAACCTGGCGGCCTGGTGCGAGCCGTGTCATAAGAAGCACGACTACCGGGTGTGGAAGCGGAAGGCGCGGAAAACCAGGATTATCCGGAAGGATAAAGCACGGCCATTATTAGAGGCAATAGTATAATGCGAAAATTAAAAGGCAAATCAGTTGTTGATGCCGCCGCAGTCACCGCCGTGCCTGCGGCTGGTCGACGCATCACCTTCACCCTCACCATCAGCGACGTAGAAGGGGGCGGTGTGGATGTCCAGGCGGAATTCAAGCCGGCCATCAACAATACCGACCGTTCCCCCGCTATAGGCATAGCTGCAGCGGTACTCGAAGCACTCAGGGGCGTCGGAGGCGAACCCGAACTGGTTCTACCAGCTTCCGGCGCCGCGGCGACGGAAGCGGCATCAACACCGAATACTTCTGAAGGTGGACTGAAATGAACGATGATGCTGAAGACTATGCCGGTCTTCCACAATCAACCATTCGCAATCGCGCTGAACACCTGGAGTGGGCCAAGCGCCGAGCCCTTGAGTATCTTCCCGGCGATCCGGTAAATGCGATGACCTCGATGCTCTCAGACCTGAGCAAACATCCAGAGTTGAAAGATCACCCTGGCAAGATGATCGCCCCAATGTTCTATGGTGGTCACAATGACCCGAATGAGGTTAGAAAATGGATCGAGGGGTTCAATTGACCTGGTTAAGACGCCTCTATAACCTAATCCACTGGCGCCGGTTGAGAGAACAGGAACGCATGCGAGCTGAGAACCGTAAATCCTGTGAGCGGTGGGAGAGGAAGTATGGATCTCGATGACCTTCCTGGAATATCTTTACCAGCACGGCCATATTAGCCTAGAACAGCTCGCTATCCTTCACTGGGACTACGAAGCCTGGATGAAGCTTGCGAACGCACCAGGGGTCAATTCTGTTCCACCAAACATACCTGTAAAAAGTAACCCAAAACAGCATTGAGCCTTTTCTGGCTTCGATCTATGGAAATCGCGCGATGCCATCGGGGAACTGGAGACCGGTTTTGTGTCGGGCGGATTCCGCTGGTGGTCACAGGGGCGCTGGGATATATTGAACAAAATGGCTAGGCCCAAGGGTAAATCCACGATGCTGCTTATAATGCTACCCCCTCCGAAATCTGTCGAAATCGTAGCGGTCGAAGGCGGCAGCACCCTGATTCACTGCGCGGCCACGCACGTCAAACGTTGCACCGCGGGTTTCAGCCAAACATCGCAGGCGTGGCTTGCATCGCTGCTGTTCTTTGAGTCCGGACGCGACCGGCCGCTCCTCTATCGTGATATGCCGGAACTGCGAGTGCTGTTCTGTGTGCCCGACGATGCTCCGCCCTGCGGCAATGCGGAACTATGGGAGAGCCGGACTGAACTCGATAGGTCGCGACGGCACCCGGTTCCCGCCATGCAGCAGTGGGAGAATGCGCGCTTCAGCCTTTTCAGGTTCTCCCAGCGCTTTCGAAATGGCGAGCGCGTTCCATTTCCTATTCTGCCAATCGGAAGATTTATTTGAGGTAGATTTGGGCCGTGAGGTAAGTGCCGAAATCAGTACGAACCGGGCCTGCGGTAGGTGATGCGCGACAGCCATTCGCTCACCCATTTGCCCATCGCGCGTGGGCGCCAAAAGCCCGAAGCTCGCCAGCCTATAATGATTTTGCGTTACCCTGTCCCTCAGGGAGAATCAAGTGCCAAACAAACCAAAGAAGCCAGCTCTATCAATCAATACCCCTCGCTTGGATCCAACCACCGAGGCAATCTACTTGACCTGCCAGCGCCAGTTATCCGACAGCCAGCGGGCTATGCTCGCCGGTGCGATTATCGTGGGGATCGCAAACACATGGAATGCAGTCGATCACCAGGTGCTGGGCGGGACAGCTTCCGTGCCGACGGTCCACGTAACCCGTGTGAGGGCCCCGCTAACCGAAGCGCACAAAGAGAAGCTCCGCGCGGCCGCGCAGAAACGGGCCAAGGCTGCCAAGCGCCAAGTGAAGACCATGACCGCGGGTGGGTGATTCTTACGGGATTGGAGGATGCCGTAAACGTCAAATTTGATGTTGCTGCCGCGCGGGCCACAATCCGTGTCCCGCGCTGGTAGAACCTTTGGGTGCCAGGGATCGCTTGGATTGCCGATCTGGGCTTAGGGCTTTGGCCGCGCCGCATCCCGCCGCTTCTGGCGCTCGTCCTTCACCGCAGCTCGGCATGGTGGGCATCGTTTAACACTACGACATCGGGAGAAAAATGCGGCACCGCAGCGCTTGCATTTGTGCTCAATCTCTGGCTCCTCGAATAGCGCGGCAATACCAGCGCCTGTACGGATGTTCATGGTTCATCTTTCAAATGTTTAGGTGTTGGTGCCGCGTCCACCACATCCGTGTTGGCCGCTGGTTCCATGGCGTTCAGCTTCCAATAGGCCGTCGGCGATGCGGCAGAGGATTGCCCCGCCTCGCGTTGTTCTTCGTGGATCAGGCAATGCAGGGACTGCCAGGTGTGGTCGGTGTCCGAGGATAACTTCCAGTTGCCCTCGGTTTTCAGCCACACCTCAATACGGATGCCGGAATCGTCATGCGTGCGAAAAAGACAAACCTGCACAGATCCCGACCAGCGTTCGCCTTTACCAGCCGCGGGCGTGGAGGCGACCGCGGCGGCATCGACAACTGATTTTTCTTCTTTCACGTTCTACTCCATATAACTACCAGTGTACCGAGAGACCCAAATACCATTCCCATGAAAAACGCGAGCCTCCTCCATGGTGGCGAAGATGGTGGGCATGTCCTCGTAGAAGAAGGTGGAATAGGGGGCTTTACACAACCCGCACCAAGGGTTGCAAAGGTGCGCCTCGATCAACTGCTCAAATTTTTTCTGGAGTAATTTTCGGATCTCGGGGTTCTCCTGGCCATCCTCCGTCTGATACGCCATGGCGGCCATGCAGTGACGTTTAGGGCAGAGACATTGAACGATGCGGACCTTCTTCATCGAATTCTCCGTCTATGCCAGAGCCAGCTCCAACGGGAGCGATGGAAGAAGATAAAGAGCTTCCAGCAGATCCAGTCTAAGAGGGTGGGGTGGGTGGTGGTCATTTACAAATCTTTTGATGTCGATGCCGCGTCCACCACATCCGTGTTGGCCGCTGGTTTCTGCCGAGTGCGCTTGGGCGTCCCCTTGAGCTTCCGGTGCAGGTACGCGGCGTTCTGGCGGTCTCTCGCCACCTTGACGTCGTGTTCCTGGAGATCGTCCACGGACAGCGCACCGCTTGAAAGTTGCAGCAATAGATTGCGCCCGTCGGTCAATCCTGCGATGTAGGCGAGATCCGTAAAGCGGGCGGTCCTGTCCCAGAGTCCGCGCAGTAGCTCCAGGTTGCGGCGGTCGATCAGGCCCGTTTTATCGTGGTAGCTACTTTCCCCATGCGTGGCTGGATATCCGACTGGCTCCGCGTAGTTTTGGCCGGTTTTTAGCGGCTTCCGCACGTCGGGCACCGGAAATAGTTCTTCAGGTTTCTCGCCTCTCGCGTCCTGCCACTCCACAATATGGGAGCATAGCCGCGTCGCTAACTCCTCGAAAAACTCGGCAAGTTCCCCGCGCATCTCGTCCAGTTCAAAAATGCTGCATCGCGGTCCGCCGAAGTAAAACATCGGATACCAGTGATAGACGCCTTTCAGTAAGACCATGCACTGATCCGGCGCAGCCTTAATGGTCGCGATATGTTTGTTCCAACTATCGATCGCGCGGCGGCAATCGACGCAAACCTTCTCAGCCTCCCTGCCATGGATGACTTGTCCGCATCCGGGGCACGGTTTACGCGTTTTCATGCCGCACGCTCCCCACTCTTAAAGATCGCGTTCAGCCGTTCTACGATAGCCTGGAAATTGAGGCGATACCGTTTTGCGAATGCCCGCTTGCCAATCTGGTGATAGAGGGCGTGATGAATCAGGCACAATGGGACCGCGCTCCAGTCGGATGCCTTAATACCGGTTCCTCCGTCCGATCCAGTGTGGGCTGCTTGAATCGGTTTGAACTCGCAGAAGGGGACGAGGCAATCGAGCGTCCGTATCCAGGCCAAGTATGGTTTTGAGCGGTTTGGGTGGGAACGGAATTTCTTACGCTTCTTCCTTCTGGGTTGGATACTACCTGTTATTAGATATACAAGGGTGCTGAGGTTTAGCATTTCAATCCACTCCTTTTTGCTTGTGAGCTTTGCGGCGTTGGAAATCGCCAGTTAGACCCGGAGCTGAGCCCGGCTTGGCTGTCGGGGGAGTTCCGCTGGTACAGATGGGTGACAATAGGGCTGCTTCGAGTGCCGCACAGAACGTGTGGTAGTTGGCGGCTGAGCCAGCGGCGAAAATACCATCTCCGGGGCAGATTATCGAAAATGTGGCAGCCGGCCAGCCGTTGTATTCGACGTAGCATTCACCGGGCAGCACGCGCATTTCCGGGGCGCCCGCATCGTGCGGAACGGGTAGCGGTTCCATGTGGCCGTTTACCCAGAACGTCCACCGGTCGTCGAGTTTGCGTTCCCAGAGGCCGGGGAGCTTTGATACTGGATCGGCGCCGTCGTGCTTGTGAAGGTCCAAGATAAGTTTGATAGCATTCATCGCGCAGCCTTCCTTTCCGCCGCCTTCTGGCGCGCCAGCATCTTCCATCCCAGGTCGTAGATGGCGCGGTAATCGACCGATACGCCGGCGCGGCGCCCTTTTCTCGCGGAGCGTCAGGTAACCGGCGTGCAATTCGGCCATGAGGGCGCGGTGGCGCACGACCGTGGCAGTTTCGCGCTTAACCGGCTTGGTGAGGCGGGTGAGGCGCGTCATTTCTTGCTCCGTTTTGTAAGAGGCTTTTTGTTTGGTGCTGCGTCGGGCAGACCGGGCATCGGCGCCGCTTATCGTGGGTGGTGTCGCGATAAATCCGATGCCCGCATTCCAGAATTACAGTGCCGGAACCACCTAAGTGCTGAGCAACCAGCCGGAGAGGTCCTTGCGGTCTTCCGGAGGGCGACCTGCGGGCGAGGTGTATTCGGCTACTCATAGGCGGAAGGTTAGTCTTGTCAGGTTTACCAGCCGGGGGCACTGGCGTGACCCCGGCGGCATCAACAAATGATTTGCCTGATTTACTTTTTTCTTTCATTCTGGGCCTCGCTTCTCAGGAAGATTATTGTTTGGAGCTGCGTCGGCCACGGCCGTGTCCGCCGCTGGTTCCGGCTTTCGGCAGGCTTCGGTGATGGCCCGAATCTTGTGCTGCATGATCGGCGTGGCATCACGCTTCAGAGGCAGGTATTTCAGCACACCGCCATCCAGCGCGACCTGCACGGTCATAGCTTCATCTGCGGTGAAGTACCAGCCTTGTTTCAGCCACTGGCCGTTCGCAGCGATGCGCCAGCCACATTGCTCAAGGAAGTAGGCCTCCGGGTTGTACTTCTTGCCGCCGTGGCTCCCGGTGGCAGCCTCGCGCTTGACGGGCTTGGTGAGACGCGTCATTCTGGGCCGCCTTTGATTTTCACACCAGGAAAGCAGCGGGCTTCGATGTCGTCGAAGAGATCGCCGCGTAGCAAACTACCCTGATAATAGCCGCCGTCCACCGTGCAGAGTAGTTCGGTCCAAGTGCCGTAGTAAGACTCGACGTCATGTGCCGAAATAGCCCGGTCTTCGATAGCCGCCTCCACAATTCCGTGAGCCGCGGATAAAATACTGAATACAAGGAGCAGCACCTCGTCTTTCTGCGCCCTAGTAAAGGGTGGTGCCTCTTTAAGCGACGGTGCGGTTCTACCAGCCGGGGGCACTGGCGTGACCCCGGCGGCATCAACAACTGATTTGCCTGATTTGCTTTTTGCTTTCATTGAAGGCTCCAAACAGCTAACAATGTACATCCACACCCAAGGACTACGCCAATCAAAAGAGTCCACCAGAGCAATAGGGGAGTGGACGTGCGCGACTCAACCCTGGGCTCATCGAGAAGAACGGATGGTTTGGCGCTCATTCGTCACCATCCCCGCCGGGCACAATTCCGCCGTACTCGGCTTCGCAACGTTGCCAGTAACTGCAGGAACCCCTACGGCAAAGCCAACTATTCCGGTTGCAATCAAATAAACCCTCGCGCATTTTTTCTTGCACGAGGGGGTAGCTGGACCTTAGGTAGTGGTAATCGGGCAGCGTGATTTCGTGCTCGATCTGCACCAGTTTGGGTTTCTTCAGCTTGACCAGAGTATCCACCCGCATTTGCGGGCTAACATCCGGAGCCAGTTGTGCATAGGTGGCCAACTGGAAGGCGTGGTTGGGGCTGATATTCGATGGCGTCCGGCCGGCAGTCTTCAATTCAATTACCCGGCCGGAAATGTCGATCAGGTCCACGAAGCCGCGCACCTGGACGCCGGCGATCTTGCCCCGGACCTCCAGGTCTACATCGCGGGGGTGGATGGCTGGTTCGGCTTCCCGCATGTAGATATCGATCATGGTGGCACCCTGAGCGGCCATTTCGGTTTTGTCCTGTTTGGGGGTGAATTCCACTTCCGCGGATTCTTCCAGCCACTTGGCCGCAAAGATTTCCACGAGCTCGTCGACGGGTAGGTCGATGCCGGTGTCCAGTTTGTGATGCCACGTCGCTTTTATAGCCGTGTCTACGGCGGTTCCCAGGGCCAAGGCGGGGCTCGACTGGTCCGGGAGGCCTATGAGGTACTTGTACGCCCAGCGGGCCTCACAGTCGCGGAAGGTGCTCACCTGGGATGGCGAGAGAATATCGGCCACGCCGGTAGTAATGGGGATAACGGCCGCGGCGCTCATCGGGAGCCTCCATTCTGGATCATGACCGTATTGACCATCCGTACGATCTCGTCGCCGTTGAATACCGGCATTTCGTAGCCGATATCCTTGGCGTGCTGCCTTCCCTGGTGGCAGGCGTCGATGACCTCGCAGAGAACCGTACCTAATTTGCTTTTCGCGCCATTCCCATTGGCCGCATGCCCGTTGGTTGCGTTACCATTGGATTGTCCATCTGAGCGAGGCGCCGGTTGCGAAACTGGCGTAGGCGGCGCGGGCGGCTTGACTCCGTTCGCGCCGTTGTCTTGTGGAGCGGGTGGATTTACCCGCTTGACCTGATACTCGATCCCTTTGCGGTTGCCGTTCCTGACTTCCGCTTTGCATATATCCACATCGCCGATTCCTACCCCCAACGCCCCGAGCTGCTGCTCGATCCGCTCAGCCGCCGGCACCGATAAAAAGAGAATGCGGCCGTCTATGAGGGTGAACATCTTTTGCGGGCCGCTCAGGCCGTCGCAGGGCTTGCCGGTGGGGTATTTGAATGCCACCTGAACCGGCACGTTCGTTTGCAATTTAAGCACTTCCATAATGAGCCTCCTTATGCTCATCGAATAGCGGCCAGCATTTACACAGAGCACCGAGGGCCGTATCCCGATGATTTGTGGCGATGACTACTCGCGCGTCTTTATCCGTTGGTCCGAAGGCTTGTTGAGTTACTTGACCGATAGAGATTCCTTTCCTGGCTTTTACCATTTCTCTTTTTCCATTCAGTTCAAGGGTGAAGTACATTTATTCACCATCCTGAAAATCTTTAGGGGTTGATGCCGCGCGTGCCGCCGCCGCGTCCCGCGCTGGGTCCCATTTGTCGCGGGGTAGATCTACCGACATTTATTGACCCTCCCCAGGCAGTTCGTTGATGATCCGTTCCAGTTGGTTTATGAGAGCCTGTGTCCAGCCGTCCTTCTTTTCCAGGTGGCGCGGTGCCCAGTTTTTATGAAATCTGCATCTCAAATCCCATCCGTCGGCGCGGGGTTCGGCTTCTAGTTCGATATCCACGAACGCACCGGCGTTGTACTCGTCGATATCGTCGCCTATTGAGGCCAATAGATCCTGCCGCAGCAGACCCACTTCCAGGTGCCCTTCGGCGGGTTGGAGGTATTTGTCGTAAGGCGGCTCCAGAAATTTGTCGATGCGCCCGTCTATTTTCCGGAGTAGATCGTCGAAGCTGGGAACGAGGGGCATTCAGCGCCTCCCTCGTTCGGTGTCGTCTTCACCACCATTAAAATCTTCAGTCGTTGCTGCCGCACCCGTCGCATCCGCGCCGGTTGCTGGTAGACCCTCGGGCGAGGGCGGCAGGTTTAGTTCGACAGGCAACACCATCCCGCGTGGATCGGTGCCGAAGCGGAAGAATCGGGAGGCGGGGTCGGGATCGTCCAGGAATTCCATTTCGATCATGTGCGGTGAGTCCATGAGCAGCTCCGCGTGTTTGGTGGCGATTTGCGGGATGATGGCTTCTAATTCCTTTTGGGTGTCCAGGTCCAGGGTGTCTTCGAATACGCACTTCTGGCCTATGAAGCCTCGGATAACGATGGTCATCAGTAAATATCCTCCTGGCCGCACTGGCCGCACCTGCGAAGGTCCCGCTCTCCGCGCCGGGCGACGAACTTGGTAGCAACACCGCAGCATCGGGATAGATAGGGCGCGATGACTTGCGGGCGATCAACTATCACCCTACCCGGCCCTGGCGCGTCCATCTTGAAGCCTGGGCCCGCTTGGCCTACTCCGAAACGGTTGGGGCGTTTTGGGCGCATCACGCCACCTCCGGCAGCTTGGTGAATTCCGGCGCCGTGAACTTATGCACCTTCACGCCGATGGGCTTCAACACGGGGATCTCGGGCCACTCCGGAGCCAGCTCGTGATTGAGGACGATGGTTACCCGCTCCAGGTCCGCCGCGTCGCCGGTTGCGCCGCATGAGCATTCATAGCGTTCGCCGGCGTCGTGGTAGCCGGTTTGGTTGTCGGTGCCGAAATCGTAGGAGCGGATATCGAAGTCCTCGCCGGCGCATTCCGGGCAGCGCAGAACGGTGGCTTCGTCGTCGAGCAAAGGGGCTTCGATATCCGGTGGTTCACAGCAGGGTGCTTTACTCCAGGGCAGTCCTTTGGAGTAGCGCGTGAAACGGGTGTCGATGGTTTGGCGTTCCAGTTCTACTGAGGAGCGAGTGCCGCCACAGTGCATGCACTGAAGGGGGGCGGATGGTAAGGCGAGGGGTTGTTGATGAGTCATTTAATTTCCACCTTTCAAGTCTTTTGGGTTTGATGCCGCGCCCGTCGCTCCGCGCCGGATCGCTGGATCCTGCTTAGAGAGGTAGGTGGTTATTTGATCGTCGAGCCATTCCATGCGCGGGACTAGAGACTCAAGAATCTTCACGCGGCTGTCCAGAATCTCGACCATCCTGTGCGTGATCGCCATGGCATCGAGGATGTTGGTGTACCGCTTTTCGGTAAGGCTTCGCCGGTTCACCCCGTCGCCCCCTCGCCGTTTCGCGTTATCGGTCATCGTTATGTGTACCTCCAGACACAAGTATATGCCTAGCGGCTAGGTAGTGTCAATAGTTGTTTACTGTGCGTTTTCAATAGCGTAGCGGCTAGGCTTGACGTTGCATGCCGACTAGGCATACAATTCGGAATAGCGGCGGTAGCTCAGTGGATTTCAGAGCGCTTGGCTACGAACCAAGGTCAAGGCCGTGCGGGGGCAGCCGGAAGCTCCTTCGCGGCCAGCGCGGGTTCGACTCCCGCCCGCCGTCTGTCAAATTGAAAGACTATGGCCTTGATCGACACCGCGAAGATCGGCAAGCTGGGCGGGAAGGCGCGCGCCCACAACCTCAGCACTGAAGAGTTGAGCGCCATCGGGCGCAAGGGTGCTGCTGCCCGCTGGCCCAAGAAGGCCGCGGCGGACAAGAAGACAAAGCGAACGCCTAAAAAGAGAGTCATCGCGTGAGGATGAGGATAGAACCCGGAGAGGGATACCGCGTCACGCTCTCGCCGCTCCACGGAGGGCGCACAATCACGGTAATAATGCAAGGCGATGTGCCGGCGGTCCTGACAACGGTCACCAAGCAAGGGCGCCCATACGTAGTCGGCAGAATAGAGCGGACCACGGTTTACGCCGTGATTACTATGCCACCCAACCCCCAGCCGGGCATGCGGCCAAAGGCGCGCAACAAACAATCATCCACCATTGGCCTGGATGCCACCCGGGCAACCAAAGCAACGAGGCTCACTAAAGACAAGAGGGTGTGAATATGCAATTTGACTTCAACGGCCAGAAGTATAGATTCGGTTTTAGGTACCAAAAGAAAGAAGTCACCCGAGAAATAGAGATCGGACGCAAGGGTGAAGTCTGGCTTGCAACCGGTGCAACGAAGGTGACCGCGCTGAATGCCGAAGGTCCCGTTATCCTGGGAATTGAAATCGACCAGCCTCGGGGAGGTGAAAGATTAGCGCAGCTTCGCCGGGGTCCCAACGAACAGATCTCGATCACCCGCACGAAAACCACATGGGAAACGGTCTGCCGGTTAATGCAGTTGGACCTGGTAACCGGCAAATGGAACGAGCGCATGATACACAAGGCCACATCCTCCGTGGATGACCAATTCTCACGGAACAAGGGTCGCTCGATAGCGCTAGGGAGATTCAAACACGACAACCCAGGGAAAGACGGCGAGTTGATTGGAGCGGAGGGCCACGGGACAGAACAATTTTACGCAGCTATGATGGGCGCGTGGAATGCAAGGTTTCAACAGCGGGGGAAAGGGACGGGAGCTAAAAGCGGGGCTAGCCAGGTATGAGCGAGCAGACTATTGTCGGCGTCTGCCGCAGCTGCGGGTGTACGGTGGAAAACGGCTGCGCCTTGGGATGCTACTGGGTAGAGCCTGACCTATGTTCGGTCTGCGACGGATCTATCGACGCCTTCGCATTCGTGATGGCGGAATTCACCATGGCGACGTCGGCGACGGAAAATAACACGCGCTTCACCAAGGCTATAAACGTCATGCTGCGGGAAGCGTCCGCCAGGTTGAAGGCTGAATCGTTGGCCGAGGAGCCGTTGATTCAGGTGGTGGGATGATTCAACTCCGGTTTGTGCCTATCGAGAAATGGCCGGGCGAGCGCACCAGAGGGCGCAAGCCCAGCCCATTCAATTCTACATACATCAAAACCCTCGACCTCCTCGAATACGAACTGGCCAAGCTACGCGCCAAAGACGTAGTATTGCAAGCATCTATCGGCTGGCAGGATATCCGCAACGACGGCTGGCCGAAATCGAACGCCAGGTTCACCGACGCCGGCGTGATCCTCACCTTCGAGAGCGCCAATGGCCCACTTTCCTTTCCGTGCGACCGCTATGCCGACTGGCAGGCGAACGTTAGGGCCATCGGGCTATCTCTCCAAGCGCTGCGCGCGGTAGATCGGTACGGAGTCACGAAACGGGCCGAGCAGTACCAGGGCTGGCGGCAGATCGCGGCGCCGGGCGCGGGCACGCATTTCGAGAGCGCGGATGCGGCTGCCCAGTTTCTGTCGGTTCACGGATTAGCCAGTAAGGACGCCCTGCTGTACGATATCGAGGTGCGTAAGCGGACCTACCGGGCGGTGGCCGCGAAATGGCATCCGGACGCACCTACGGCCAACGTGGAGCAATTTCACCTGCTACAAGAAGCGATGGCGATCCTGGAAGCTGGCGACAAAGCGAAGGCGGCGGGATGACCTACACCGAAAACGGCGATGAAGTCATCCTCCAGATGACCCGCGCGGATTACCAGCGACTGATCTGGCAGTTGGGTCTAGCCGGGGGCGCCATCCTCCGCGAAGTCGGATCGCGGTCGGTGGACTTCAGGCGCCACCTGGATTTTATGAACCGGCTGAATAGCGGCAATTCCCACTTCACGCGGTATGAGCTGCCGGACGTCGCTGAACTGCCGCTCAATCCCCCAGGCGGGCATGCGGGAGATTTCGCATGACTGATAAGCGCGCTACAGTTCCCCGATGGCAACGTGAGAGGACAAGTAAATCGAGGCTCACAAAAGGCTGATAGATGGCGAAGATAATCGGTATCCATGCGATTCCACACCACCCGGATGTCTCAGGCGCAGATCAGACATTACAACCAGCCTGCTTCCATCTGGACACGGGGAATAAGTGCGTCGTCACGCCAGCGATGAAGGCGGTGGGAGCGGAGGTCCGCATGGCCTTCATGCAAATGTGGAAGAGAAGACCGACGCCGGAAGAAATGCGCGCCATTCAAGAGGATATTGAATCGAAGCTCGGTCTGGGTGCGCCGCGAACTATAGTTGGACCGACGCAGGCATCCCCCGAGCAAATAGAGGAGACCACCGCGCACTTCTTGTCCGGACGGAAATCTCAATAGACACAGTTCTACTTACACAGTGAAATACAGGGGAAGGGAATTATAAATAGGTGGGCTTCGGGCGGTTTGTTGCGGGGTTAAGTCAGGCCAATGGGTGAACGCTGGGGTGTCGGGCAACTCCTACCGCATGCCCGAGTCGTCGAGGGGCAACGCTTTTGCCACGGCGCACGGTGGGCTGGACTGAAACACGGGCCGAACCACCAGGGCGCGTCGTCTTCGCTTCCCCAATCGTCCCAGTCGGATAGTTCGCGATTATTGATGTCCATTGGAAACTCCAGCTACGGCGTAAGGTCAGTGCAACTGTTCGGCAAGTAGAGGATGCGGGAGGGGATGCGCGGCAGAGAAATATCCACCCGTTTTACCGGTGAACGGCTGGCGGCCTCAGCTTACGAGGCTCACCAATTTATAGGCTTTGGTATACTCCAAGGTAAATGACACCCTCTCCCGCATACCCCTTCCCAGCTTCTAAACTGGCAACTGTTCCTAATTTTGTCAGCCGCGCAGCTGCTCTAGCTGCTGGTATAACCAATACTCAGATAGGCCCTTATGATCCCTCCCTGCCGATCAAAGGATGGATTCTTCCAGTTGGAACTGGAACCTTCAATTATCTGGATCCCGCCAATCAGGCGAACGGATTTGAAAGCTCGATGCCCATCTCGGATGACCTGGCGCCCTTTTACAATCTGCCGGGAGCCTACGTCTACCCGAAATACAGCGTCGAACCGTGCGAGGTCACGGTGGAAGGATTGTTGGGATTCACAGGCGGGGACGTTTCCTCTGAAGTCTGCACGCAAGCCCAGGCTCAAGCGTTAGCGTCACTGCTTCAGTCCCTTTACAAGCAAACCCTAACGCCCATTGAAGCAGATATGGGATACTGGCCCTGGCAATACGCAGCAGGAGAACAGCGGAGAGAGTGGGTTATTCCAGGAGTCGGCAACTGCCAAAACCTGATAGCGATAATGAATTCGGGCGGGGTTGGATCTGGAGGCTCTTGGTCGCTGCAGAACGGCTCGTTGCTGTGGACGGTCTCTCCTCAGGTAACCCAGGCTCCAGCTTCAGCGGTTACCATGCCGGCGCCGATCAGAGCTTTGGAGGCGGGGGAATCTCTTCAGTTATTTCCAAATGGATGGCCGGCTAATCCTTTATTTGGAAAACCAACATGGATGGTTGTTGATGCACAAGCAGTATTGGCTGTACTTGAGGCTAATTACGAAGCGGCAAAGGCAGCTTTAATAGCTGGTGGTGGGACGCCAAACTGATGAGTTGCTGGTGAGCTTCGGGCTTTTAGCGCCCGCGCGCGATGGGCAAATGGGTGAGCGGTTCGGTGCTGCGCACCTTTGGCCGCATGCCCGGTTGGGGTTCTTTGCGGGATTTCCGGCCCGGTGGAGGGTGGCGTGAAAATAACAGCGCAAGACGTGGACCGCGCCATCGACCATGTATTCTGGCGCAAGCTGCTGCACCTGCGCGCTTGGAAAATCGAGTCAAATCCGACCCGCCAAGTGCTCGACGGCTTTGAGGGCGTCCCCGTGGAAGCGCTGGAAGAGTTCCCGCCGCATTGGGTCGAGAGCGCCCGCGCCGGCGCCTACGTGCTGCCGGAAAGTGTCATCCACATACGTACGGTGCTGGGGCTGAAGGCGCGCGGGGCATGGTAAGCTGGATGCTATGTCCCCAGTCGCTATAGCCACACTTGTCGTTCTGGCGTTCCTGCTGGGGATGGCTTGCGGAGACTCGCTGGGCTATCTGCGAAAGACGCGCCGGCGCTGAATTACCGCCGGTGTGGTTTCTTTTCGGGTTCCAATGGTAGAGGTGGCCGTCCGTTGAGCACCACGGCCGCATACTGGGCTTCGGTGTATTTGTGGTCTTTGTCTTCCAGCATCCTGACTATAGTGGGGATGGTGAATGGGACCGGGACTACATCGCTGGCGAGCTGCTTGACTCCTGCCGCGGTATTTTGCGCGAACGTCACCGGCTGGTGGTGAACCATGGTGCCGGTCTTCCGCACGATCGGGCGGCGCAATTCATCCTCGTTGGCCATCTGGTGCGTGGCTGCTTTCGCCAGGGGGCTCTCCTTGTTCGCGATGTAGCGCGCCATTCCTACCGGCACGCCGTAGTTGTATGCGGCGTGCAACAGGGTCCCGAGATCGCCCGTGGCTCCCGGAAAGAACATATTCATGTGCAGCGGCCGGCGTTTATTGTCCTCGCCAACGTAGACCTGTGTCGGATCCTTGACCCATTCCTTGAACACGTCGCGGAATTTCTTGTTGTAATTGAACAGCAAACTGGTTGCGAGGGAAAGGCTCGTGAACCAGAAAATTGCCCCAAGCCAGAACTTGCGCGCCGCATCGCCGCCCGGACCTCCGTCAAAGGTATATTTTCCAGTGGCCAGGTTCGAGAATGTCCAGTCCGGCGCCAGAAAGATCAGGCGGGCGATGGTCAGGGCCATCCTCTGTATGCCGAGATTTTCCCAGTGAAGGCCGCCGAAGACGCCGTTGATGTATTTGGCAATCAGGCGCTGCGCCTCGAAGTGCTCTTCGGGCGTTGCGTCCGGGTGGTTTGCCATCCAGGCAGCATCATGCTGCGCGAAGCCCAGCACTTTATACTTGCGCTGCAGCACGTCGAAGGTGGCATGCGACATGGCCGCGGCGGCTTGTTCCGCCTGCTTGATCCCCGGCAATCCCCGCACAGTATCCATTTTCGTGGGCAGGGAGCTAGGCCGTACTGCTTTGTACGCCTCTACAGTCCTGCCCAGGATCGCAGTGGGTGCGCCGGCGCGGATCGCCTCCCGCTCCAGGCGTTCGAATTCGGGCGAGTCCATATCGGATGCCCAGGAATCGATCAAATCGAAAGGGCCGTCGCTCGCGAGCGCGCTCAGGGTCAAAGCTTTTGGATGGAAGAGGGATAGGGCCAGTTCGGCTGCTTTGATGTAGGCGTTGTACAAGCGGGCTTCTTTTGCGCCTGGAATGCGGCTGGTGTAATCGGGATCGAAGATGGGCCGCATGGCCTCGTTGACGCTCGGCTCGACATAGAAATTCTGATGCGCCACGTCAGCCTCGCCTTGGGCGTTGATATAGGGGACCTCATTACGGAATGCACGGTTCTCCGGCGCCATGGCCACCCAGTTGGCCGGGATCTTTCCGTTCCGTAAACCGGAGTCCGTGCCCCATTTGCCGATGGCGTTATCCCTGGCCACATTCAAAAACGTGCGCAGCGCGGCTTGATTGGCCCACTTCTCACCGTAGATGGTCAGGGCATCCGTGGCATCGAGGTGGTACGCCTTACCTGCCGCGATACCGTGCATCACGGTGGGGAAGATGCGCCCTTTGGCGAATTGGAAGCGCTTGGGGCCCAGACCTGCCCGGGTGGGGAATAGGCGCGCGGCCGTCCGGCTGATGCGGCTCGGAGCATTCTCGTCCGGTTGGAGTAGATGGGTGATGTACTCTTCGTTTGGAATGTCGCTGTCGATGAAGCCCAATTCCTTGCCCTCGGCCAGGTGCTCGGTGAAGTATTCCGTCAACTGCCGGTCGGCTTCGATCATCTCCGGAGTGGGATTTTCCGCACGTTCCACTACGGGCTCCAGCTTTTCCATGCGCTCCGCGGCATCGGCCGCCAGTTCGGGCGATAGCTCACGCATCTCGCCGTAGAACGGGTGCGTGCCTTCCAGGAATTGGCGCATCTCGCCCGGCCGGTTGCGGAACTCCCGCATCAGGGTCAAAGCTTCCCGGTCCACGTAGTTCGGTAGCAGCTTGCGCAGACGGCCGCGCAATTGATTGGTTTGGGCGATCCATACGTCCCGCATGCCGGTGACGGACGTCCGGATGCGCTCGCCGAATCGTTTATCGGAGGGATCCAGGTAAGCCCGGCTCATTTCCTGAACTGCGAGATTCTGAGCGGCTGTGGCTTGCTCCGTCTCGGCATGGCTGTCGGCTACCCAATTACTGCCGTCCCAGTGAAGTGTTTCCCCGGTATCTTCCGAGAATTTACGGAGGTTCTCCGGCATGGGAGGAGCTTGGCCTGGACGGTGAAATTTAAGAAACCCGGCCTCGGAAGTATTCTTTGATGCCGCGTCGGTTTCCGCTGCCGCTACGGATTCTCCTTCTTCCTCGGGCTGTGGCAAATTGGCCGAAGCTGCCTGCTGGTCCGCGGCGTCGGTCTGCAATTCCTTAGCGAGAGCCCTCTGGCGATCGAGGAGTGTCTTGAGCTTGGCTTCCTGTTCGAACGGCTTCCCCAAAAGGTCGTTCGTATCGGCCAGCTTGCGCTGCGCGTCGGTCATATTGGCGACGGCGCCGTTCAGGTGGCCGTCGATCCCGCGGACGGCTATCTCGATGCTCTGGAGAGTACCCAGTGGTTCATCGGGGTTAGTGTTCGCGCCATAGCTCGATGCGCCGCGGATGGTGATGTCCGGGAGGGGTTGCGGCTCCATCCCTTTCGTAGTAATGCCCGGTTGCCGATAGCGGGTTTCGAGAGCGAAGCCGCGGTAAGAACCGAAGCTGATAGGCTCTCTGGAATCCTTGGCCGTGTCGAGGACCTTGGCAATGGCTGCCGCGGCGCGCTTCCGCGCGTCGTCTCCGGTGAACGTCTGTTTACCCACAGTGAACTGGTTCGGAGAGGCGTCGCGAACCGCGATGTCTTTCTGGTATTTGGCGGCCGCCTGGCTTTGGGCCTGGATGCGCTGGGGAAGGGAGACGGCTTCGCGCTTCAGATCGGCCTGTTGCTTGTCGTGGCGGGATCGCATAGCGTCCAGCTTGCGCACCTCGGCGTCGATGACGGTCTTCTCCCGGATGGCCGGATTGCCGGAAGCGATGGCGGCGACTTCCGCGTAAGTGAGGGCGGAGTCCGCTACGTCGTCGGCGGTGCGCACGGTGACCTCGCCGCGCATGACCTGGCCGATGAACTGCGCCTTGGTTTTCAGCGTGTCCCACATCTTCGCGTCGAAGCTGGGCTCGGTGACGTATTGGTAAATCTGGACTTCCGGGTTCTCGTTGCCCTGTCTGAGAATGCGGCCTTCCCGCTGCTCGATATCGCGCGGGCGCCATGGCGCGTCCAGGTGATGCAATGCAATCAGGCGCTTCTGGAGGTTAAGCCCGACGCCCATCTTCTGTGTCGAGCCCATGAGCACGCGGATACGGCCGGCGTTGACGTCGTGGGATAATTGCGCGGCTTCCTCGGTGCTCGCCGCATCGTGGATGAAAGCGATTTGCTTGGCGGGAATACCCCTGGCCAGCAGTTTCGCCTTAATGTCGTCGTAGACGCTGAACTTGTGGCCTTCGCCCGGCTCGGCCGGCTTCGAGAAATCCAGGAAGACGAGCTGCGCGCTGTTGTTCTTGGCGGTAGCCTTCCAGATATCGACCACCTTGTCCACAACCTTGTTCACCTTGGAATCGCGGAAGTCTTCCGCCCCGCGGTCCACCAGGCGCATGTCGAGGGCAGATTTTCGGCCATCCGTCGAGACCTTCAGCATGTTGTCGATGCGCGGATCTTTTACCCTTCCTTCGCGAATATCCTTGGCGCGTTGCGCAAGGCTCGCCAGGTATGCGGTTTGCTCCGGGCTCGCCGGCGCGGGCACCGTGGTGCGCTGTCCACCTTTGAGCCGGGGAACGGGCAGCTTCAGCATGTCCGCGGTTTGCACGTCGGCCATCAACCGGAAGCCGGACACCAGTTCCGGGATGTTCACAAACTTGGCAAAGCGGTTGGTTAGCCGGAAGCCTGAGGCGTCCGGAGAGACTTCGAGCGTCGGCACCACTTCGCCGAAGGTTTGCGCCCAAGCGTCGAAGTGCTGCAACCCGTGCTCCCGCAGATAATCCGGCTGCAGGTACCGCTGCATGGTCCACATTTCGGCCATGGTGTTGGCGATAGGAGTTCCGGTGGCGAAGACGATTCCACGGCCGCCATTGCGCTTGGCGATGGTCTGGGTCTTGATGTACATATCGAAGGCGCGCTTCGATTCGGTGTTGGGCAGCCCGCGGATTCGGGTCATCTTCGTGGGAAAGAACAGGTTTTTGAAGTTATCGGCCTCGTCCACAAATAGCGAGTCGACGCCCAGCTCCTCGAAGCCGATGCCTGTATCCTTCGATTCGCGGTCGGCCTTCCCGCGTAGCTTCGCTTCAAGGGATTTCTTGGCCTTCTCCATCTGTTTTACGAGCTTGGCGTCGGAGTTGTCCGCCTTCATCTCCCGGATGTAATTCTCCAGGTCGTCGATCTGGTCGTTCAGGTAGGAATTGAAAGTCTCATCCGATACGGGCAGCTTTTCAAAAGATTCGTAGGAGACGATCACGGCGTCCCAATTCCCCGTGGCAATCCGCGCCATCACCTTCGCGCGGTTGGCCGCGGTGAATTGCTCGGGCGTCATCACCAGGATGTTCGCGCCGGGATACATCGACAGGAATTCCGCGCCCGTGGGTTCCACACGGTTTTTGAGGACGACCAGCACGGGCTTCTTGGCGAGGCCCAGCCGGCGCAATTCCATAGCGCCCCCAATCATTTCGTAGGTTTTTCCCGCTCCTACCACATGCGCGAGTAATGTGTTGCCGCCGCTCGACACCACGCGCCAGATGGCGTTCTTCTGGTGCGGCCGCAGCTTGATCGATGCGGACATACCTGGCAGTTCCAAATGCGAACCGTCATACTCTCGGAGCCTGAGAGAGTTAAATTCGTCGTTATAGAGCCGTCCCAGCGTCTCGGCGCGGCCGGGATCCTGCCAAACCCACTCCCGGAAACGGTCTTTCAACTGCTGCTGCATCTCGCGCGCGGCGAGGGTTTCCTTTTCATTGATGACGGTCTTCTTGTCGGCGCCGGTGCCCACTTCGTCATAAGCGGTGGGGTTTCTCATGTTCAGCGCCATCTCGATCAAATCGGACGCGAGGAACCGGTCTGTACCGTAGGTCTTGACGTTGGCGACATTCGAATTGCCAACTTGCACCTTCATGGTCCAGGTAGCCAGGGCTTCGGAATGCGAAACCTGGATGTAGCGCGGATCGACGCCCAGCAGCTCGCCGACGAACTGGCTGATGTACTGGCGCGGAATCCAACTGGCGCCCATCTTGGCTTCGATATCTTCGGGCTGCAAATCCTTGGGCTGCACCGCTTCGAGCGCTTCCACGTTGCGCTGGAATTGCGGCTGCATCCCGATTTGCCCCGCCGCGGCGCGGGCCTCGGCCAGCTTCTGGCGCACGTTGCCCGATAGGTATTCTTCGGCGGTCTGCCACTGGCGCGCGTTGGGGTTCTGGTAAATCAGCGGTCCAAGCTCCGCCTGCATTTCCGCCGGCGTCTGCCCGGTCAACTGCTGCATGCGGACCCAATCGATACGGCCTTTCTCGTTGAGCGAAATCGCCAGGGCTTCCTTGGCCGATCCCGCCGTGTCGATCCGCTTGGCTGCGCTTACCGTGCGTTGGGTGAAAACAGGGGTCTTCTCGGCCTTCTTGGCTTCCGGGTCCCACTTCTCGAGAGACAGGAGGACGGGCGCATCCGGATCTCCGTGAAACGCGCGCACATTCTGAGTCTGCGAGAGATAGCCATTCTGTTTCACAAAATGGTCGTAGACCGTGTTGAGGTGGCGGATGGCTTTCTTGATCTCGGGCTCCGATGCGTCTTCGATCTGGGTCCGGAACACTTCGCGCAAGGCATTGCGGATTTCGAGCATGCCCTTGATGCGTTTGACCTGCCAGTCGGGGTTGGTCGCGGGAATAAGGCTGTCGCCATGCCGGACCACCAATTGGCCGTCCTTCATGGCGTAGCCGCCGTCCTTTACAGTCTTCGCGTCGGCGAATGCCACTGGCCCCGACTGTTCTACCGGAGCTTCCCAAGGGTGAATCGCGCCTTCCGGGAGTCTGGCGATCGCCGCATCTAGCTTCTCGGGGGTGAGTTGGCCCGTAAGGGCTGCGCTCTTATCGGCGTACATGGTGCCCAGTAGGCCCATTTCGCCCAGCATCATCTCCGGGTGCGCGGCGTAATACTCGTTCACGTCCATGGCAGTCTTGCCCATGGAGCGGTCCGGACGCTCGACGTTGCCTTGGATCTCGGCCAGGTCCGTCCACGGTTCGGCCGCCGGCTTCTGCCCTGGCGCCCGCTTCCGGAGGAAAATCACATCCGTGGTGACTTCGGTTCCGGCGTTCCCCTTGAATGCGGAATTCGGTAGGCGGATGGCTCCCAACAGATCGGCCTGGCTCGCCAGGTATTTCCGCACCGAAGGATCGCGCTTGTCCATCGTGAAGTTCGAAGTGATGAACGCCACCAGGCCGCCCGGGCGCACCTTCTCCAGGGCCTTGGCAAAGAAGTAGTCGTGGATCGAGCGCGTGGCCACCGGATTGCGCTTGAATGCCGGATCGTGGATCGCGTAGTTACCGAAGGGGACGTTGCTCACCGCGGCGTCGAAGAAGTTCCCCGGCAGCCGGACGGTTTCGAACCCGGCGATGTGGATATCGGTTTCAGGGTAAAGTAGCTTCGAAATGCGGCCCGATAGTGCATCGAGTTCGATGCCCGTGCGTCTCGCGCCGTTCAACAGGTCCTCGGGCATCAGGCCGTAGAAGTGGCCGACACCCATGGCGGGTTCGAGATAACTCGCTTCCGCACCGAGACCCAGCCGTCGAACTGCATCCCAGATTTTCGAGATAACCAGCGGCGATGTGTAGTGGGCGTTCGGGGTAGACGCGCGCGCACTTTTGAATTCCTCGGCTGTCATTAAGGAATCCATTTCGGCGCGTACGCCCTGCCACTCGCGAGGGATTCCCCAGTCCGCGAACGGTTGCGGCATGCCGCCCCATCCTACGTACTTGACCAGGATTTTCTGCTCCTCGGGCGTGGCGTAGCGGCCTTCGGCCTCGATCTTCTTGAGGGTGCGGATGGCTTCCAGGTTGTCGTTGGCTTTTTGGCGGATCGAACCTTCCCCGATGTGGTCTTCCGGGGTTATGCGGTAATCGGCGGGTTTATCTCCGGTTGCACTGGTCCGGGGGGTAGCTGCAATTCCTCGTTCGCCAGCTCCTGCGCTTCCAGATGGGGCGTTCCCTTCTGGAGTAGGCTCGACAGTACTTCCGCCTGCCGGTTCAAGGCTGCTAGGGCCAAGCTCTCCAGGTTGCCCTTCTGGCGCATTCGCTTCACCGCCTCCGGATTCTGGCGCTGCCAGTTCTGGATGAGCTTCTGAACTTGGGGTTCCATTGGGTAGTCCCGGTTCTACTATGCTCTCATTTACGGGAGGAGTCAACGGGGCTGGTGGGGTAACGATTTCTGGCTTTCGTGCTTTCTGGCTTTCTGGTTCTTTTCCTAGCCTTCTTTCGGTGAGAATCTTTGCTTCAGTTTCAGAGGCTCCATTGGTAATGTATCTTTCAAATAGCTCTCTCCATGGAGTTAGCTCAGGCGAAGCATTTGATGTTGCTGCCGCCGGTGTCGGCTGCGCGCCCCCGGCTGGTACAACCGTAGCGGCCGTGGTGGGCTTCGACAAGATCTTGCGCGCCAGTGCCGGAATGTCCAAGCGCGTCTCGCCGGATCTGGCATCCGAATTCGCCTTGGCCAGGTCCTTGATAAAATGGCGCACGTTCGCGCCAGCTTGGCGCACGTCCATTTCGGATCCGCCGGTCTGGCCCATCGCCCATTTCAGGTAGTCGGCGTCATGCTTCGAGCGCTTGTCTTGCGCAGTGATGTAGGCTGCCTTGTCGAGATCGTCGGCGAACTCCAAATCATACTGGCGTGCGCCGTAGCTATAGCGTGGCTTCGCTCCAGTGAGGCTATGAGGCAACTGCTGGCTTGCGCCGGAGGGTCTACCAGCACCGGACACGGCTGTGGCTGGTGCGCCATCAACACCTGATTCTTGTCCATTTCCTGCCAACGGAATGGCAGTATGTTGCCCATTTTTGTCCGAGAACTGGACAGCATCAAATGATACCGTTTGTCCGGTGACCCCTGGAATGCTCTTTCCGTCGTACTTCGCCCCTTCGCCTTTTTTCAGGTAAGCGATGGTCACGTGGGGTTCGTAAGTCGGATGGGTGTCCGTGTGAGGCAGTTGGCTAACCAGGCCATTCAATCGTTGGAGGTCCGGGGATTCCACGCCCACTTTGAGAACGTCGCTGTCGTCGGTGTTGAAGATGGAGGCTTTGCCTAAGGTGGCTGTGATGGGGCCTTCGTTCTTCAGAATTTCCTGAACGGCGGAAGGATCTTCATCATGAAGGCCGTATTTGATGGTGATGTGTGGTTCTGTTTCTCTACCCGTGGAACCTGTTTCTCCAGCAGTAGAATGACCAGCTTCAGGTGCAAGGATCTTTGCAGGGATGGTTTCGCCAAAGTAGATGACGCTGTTAGCTATTGAAGAAGGAAGGTTTACTTGAGTGGAGGCGTAATCAAATTTAGGTGTTGCTGCCGCACCAGCCGCAGCCGCGTCTGGTGCTGGTAGACCCTCGGGCGCCGTGGCAATTTGCGGTAGCTGGGCGGCACCTTCCTGCCCGGTAATTGCCGGTAGGGGCTGCGCTTCCTGTCGATTCTGTTGAGTTGGAGGTATGGCGCCTGCGGTTTCTGGGGGCGCCTGCACCGGCTGGGAATTCGCGGTAGGTGTGGGCGTTGGCGGGGGTGTTTGCAGCGTCGGTACGGCGTTGGAATCCGCAACGGCGCCCGGCTGGGGAACGGTTGTACCAGCGACGGACGGGACGGCCGGCGCGGCATTAACACCTGATTCTTCTTGGGCTTCAGCTCGAGGAGTTAATCCCATCCTCATCTGAAATTTCCCAACAGGCCAATCCAGCTTTAAGGGTTTTATCACTCCTGGTACTGTTAATTCAAAACTGATCTTTGTTCCATCTGGTGAAACTTGGGTAATATGGGCGGCTTCTCCTTGAGTGTTGGTATAGACTTCACCTTTAGAAAACTTTACTGGAGATGTTGAAACTTCAGGAGAAACATTAGATGTTGGTGCCGCACCCGTCGCGGCCGCGCCGGTTGCTGGTTCCTGGGTAGGGGCAGTTTGTGGGGTGGGGGATTGTTCAGGCGTAGCTGTGCCGGAAAGATCCTCGGGTCCGTACTTGATACCGAACTTGCGGAATAGAGCCCCTTGCGCTGCAGCTCGTTCGCCTTCAGTTCCGCCGCGGTCCACCATGTTGCGTAGAAGATTGACCTGGGGATCTTCAATGCCCGCGCCTGGCGCATCCTTACCCTGGAGGACTTCAATGAGGTTCTGTTGCTCTGGCGATAGACGGATATGCCCAGCGGCGTAACCCGCGAGGAGACCGGCGACGTCGCCCGCCAGGTCCGCATATTCGGGCGCTACTCCGGCTTTCTTGAGCAATGCAGGCGTGGCAGTTCGGGCGACGATACCGGCGCCCAGCGAGATGGCTGCTTCTGCGGGGGCTGCGACGAGTCCCGCAGGGATGGCCAGGGGGCCGACTGCCTGCATCGTGCCGCCCAGGACTTCGCTCAAGCCCAATGCGGTTTGTTTCGGATTTGCGGCATGTGTCGGCGTCGGGGTGGCCTGCGCCATCCGGGTGACACCACGGCCAATAGTTTCGAGCGCCGGAATAGTTTCGAATGGTTCCTGTACGATTTGCCCGCTGGGGATGGGATAGTCGCCGCCGATGCCGTGTCCGACAAATGGCGTGGTGAGTCCTGGAACCGCTGGCGAGGGCATTCCAGGCAAGGCTCCGCCAGGGATGGAAGCAATTCCACCAGGGATATTTGTAGGTGTTGGAGGGGCCGGCTGGTCGCCCCCTTCCTCTGACGCATCACGCTCCGCCTGCTCCATCGACGCTTGCATGCTCGCAGCGCTCGGCATCCTGACGGCTTGGTCAATAGAGGGCCATGGAGGAGCGAGGTTCCACCCACCGCCGAGATCTCCGGACGATGCGCGGGCAGCTGGCGCCGTCAAGGTCCAGCCACCGCCGAGATCGGCAGGGGGCTTAGACGGGGCGCGCGTTGGGGGTGTTGGTGAGGCGGGAGGGGTGGACGCCGAATCGTCGAGCGTCCAGCCTTCGCCCAGTTCGGCAGGCATTATTGGGCGACGGCTTTACCGTTGACCTTCTTCCAGGCTTTACCGTCCGGGCCGTAGAAAGTTTGGCCCTCGGCTACTTTGGCGATAACGCTGGCTGGAGGGGCGTTCTGTCCTTGCGGACCGCCGCGCTGCGCCCCAGGCCTTGGCGTGCCTGTTGCTGAAGCAGCGCTGCCCTGCGGCGGCTTTGTTGGGGTGGGAGTAGGGGTAGGAGGGGTGGTTGGAGTAGGCGGAGTGGGCGACGGAGGCGCGCCGTACTTGCCCCAGCCATGCTTGGCTTGCAGTTCATTAGAGGTAGCCAGCGCTTCTTCGGCCTGTTGACGTGCGGTTTCGCCGCTATCCAGTAATCCCTCTCTCACTGTATTGGTTCCCTTGTCGTCGTTTGGCGGCATGGTCCGCTGAACGCCGCTTTTAGGGTCGCGGTAGATGGCTCCGGAGGGCGTGGCGGCCGCGATGCTGTATTGCCGGTTGAGGTTCTGGGCCGTCAGTGCTGCGGCGTCGGCTTTGTTCTTAGCGGCGAGGTCTTGGCGGGTTTCCTGCTGTATCTGGTACGGCGTGGGTTGGCCGGAGCGTTCGGCACGCTCTGCGGCGGCTTGCGCCCGATCGGCAGCGGCATCGGCGCGCTGGTCGCGGTTGGCGTCCTGATTGCCGGCCGCTTGACTCTGCGCCGGATTCAATGCGAGATCGAGCACCTTCTTGGGCGTACTGGGATCCCACGTATCCGGGAGATTGGCGCGGACGTCGGGATTAGTGATGGCGAGCTTTTGGAGAACCGTATTGTATTGCGATTCACCGGCCTTCGCGGCTTTCAGCGCTTGATCCCAATCGGCGGCGGTCTGCTGTTGAACCTGCTTGGCGTAATCCGCCGGCGGCAGGGCAATCCTCTGCATGATGGCGTTGGCGTCCGCGTAGGATTTGCCTGCCAGCATGGTTTGAATCCGGGAGGGTTGCGAGCTGAGGTATTGCGGTAATTGGGTAGGATCGCTCGGGAACGTCGCCGCGGCCTGCTGGTTTTCGGCCTGGTTCTGTTTGAGGGCGGCTTCGGCGGCATAACCTTGGCCGCGGGCCGCGGTGCCCATCCGCTCGGCACGCTGGTCCAATTGGCTTGCGCTTAGGTAGAGGCTGGCGATCGCGTTGAATTTTTGATCCGCCGCCTTTTCCTGTTCCGGGGTCATATTGGGAGAATAGAGGCTTCCCAAGTTGCGCGCCTGTTGCACCGTGATATTACCCTGGCGCACCTGGTTGTTCACGAAATCCTGTTCGTTTTGCGCCTTATAGTCGATGGGCTGCTGTGCGAACGAGGTCCACGCACCTGAGGCCATGTCGTGTTGCGCGGCGCTATTTTTCAGTGTGTCGGCGTCGAGCGCGGCGCGGTCCTTCAGGTAGTTGACGGTGTTGGTCTGGGCCGCCATAATCATCTGGGGAGGGACGCCCAGCCTTTGCATTTCGGCGAACCAGCGGTCCATTATGGGAGCGCCCGTGGTGATGGGCTTTGTGGGTTGAGCTGCTGGGGCCTGAGCGCCCTGAGGCTGGCCAGGAGGGGCTTGCATGGGAGCGCCTTGTAGGGCTGGAGCGGGAGCACCTTGACCCATGGTCGAGGCTTCCTGGGAAAGCGGCATCGCGCCGGCCGGAGCTGCGCCGGAGGGCGCCATCGAGGTCGGTACAGGCGTGGTGAGACCCGGTACCGCGGATAAAGGCACGGGCGCGCCGGATAGCTGCCCTGGAGTTGTGGGTGCTGCCGCGGCAACGGGCGGGGTCTGTTGTGGTGTCACGGGGGCCTGCGATCCATCGGATGTTCCAGGACCGAGGCCGTTGACGTTTCTCCAGGCCTGCGTCATGGCCTGCTGGCCTTGCAACTGGATTTGCAATTGCTGGTTCTGTAACGCGATTTGTTCCGCCTGCTGCTGACGCAGACGGGTATCCGCTACTGTGCTTCCTACTCCTGCGGCTCCTTGTAGAGCTTGAGTTGGAGTTTGAATTTGAGGAGCAATACCTGATAGAGGGATGGTTGCGTATCCGCCCATTGTGGGTCCTTTTGAATGATGCTTAGCTTGTGAGCTTTGAATTGCTGGTGATCGCGCGTGACTCTCGGAGCTGAGCGCGTCTTGGGTGGCGTGACGCTTCCGCTGGTGGTCACATCAGCGCTAAAGTTGGATTCCTACTTGGCTAGGAATGGTAAAGTGGGGCTGTGCCCATCAAGACCGTCGATCTGACGCGGGATTACACCCGTCAGGAGTTGCGCGATTGTTGGGACTTCTCGCGACACGACTTCGAGAACTTTCTCGATTTGATGGAGTGGCTGACGGACCTGCCCAGAGGGGCATGCAAAGAACAATTGCGGTCCGCGCGCTTCATCGCCAAACACAGAGAGCCTGTCGCCGTGGAGAAGGTGCGGCTACCTGTGTCCATCAGAACCCTGCGGCCAAGGGTGCGCGGCACTGACTCGCTCACCCATTTGCCAAGTGAGAGGCTGGCGGCCTTAGCTTCCGAGGCTCACCAACTTATAATGATTTTGCTTTTCTAGAAAGCCCCACTATACGTGCTCCAAGGGTTTCCCCCCATCCCAGTTGAACTAGAATAGCTTCCACTTCCAGGCATCACAGGAGCAATATCATTACCCCATCCCCCGCCCATACTTCCCGATCCACCGCCGAATACTCCGCCCCCTCCGTACATCGAGTTCAAGGAGGACAGGCTATTTGCGCTATTTGCTACCCCGCCGAGAGCCTGGTTCCAGGCATTCGCACTGCCTATGACGCCCGCGGCCACGCCTTGCTGGCCTGTCATGTAAGCTTGCATGGCGGCTTCTTGCGAGCCGATGCCCCAGTTTCCGGCTTGAGTTGCCGATTGCAATCCGACATTGCCGGAGTACTCCGAGGACTGGAGGCCGGTTCCCGCGAGGTTTTGCAAGGCGGAAAGTTGATACAGCGTGTTCTGGCGGTTCACCTGGTAGGTGTTGTTTGCGTTCGCGTAGGCGTTTTGGAAGTACGTTCCCGCCAAACCCGTGGCGTAGTTGTTCGCGCCTTTGACGGCTGCTCCCGAACCACCTAATCCCCCGGCGGTCATGGCGTTCTTGTTAGCCTGAAGGCCTTGCTGCAATTGAAATTGATAGCCGGGAGTGTTCTGTAGATCGCTGGGATTGAAACTGAACGGTGTGCTTAGGGCTTTGGTGGCCGATCCGTTTGGACCGAGCGCGGCGGCCAGCGTGCTGATGCCCTGGGCTCCGGCTTGGGTGTACGGCGTAACGCCTTGCTGGGCGGATTGAGTAGGAGCTGTTAAGCCACCGATGGCTGTCTGTCCTGCGCCGGTGATATTCGTGGCAGCGGTGTTGCCTGCGTTGCCGAGGATTCCACCGGCGGTTGAGGCGGCATTTGAACCGATAGCTCCGCCGATTAAACTGCCTATTCCGCCGATGAGTGCGCCTGCTGCCATAGAATTATTCCTGGAAGTGAAAGAAGAAAATCAGTTGTTGTTGCCGCGCGTGCCGCAGCCGCGTCCCGCGCTGGTAGAATCTGGGTGTGTTCGTAGCGCATGCGGCTATTCGCCACAAGGGCAGGATTTATACCGGCAGCAGCCACGCCGCGATCATGCGCGATGTGTGGAAGCATCTTGGGCGCGCGGAAAAGATTCCGCAAGAGGAGCAGGGCTTTGTTACCGATGCCGGCGACTTTCTCGACAGGTTCCAAGCTGGTGCGCTTGCGTTCGATGCGGGACAGACCAAGACCCGAAAGCATTCCCTTTTTAGCGAAGATGTGTGGTGAAGGCTTCTACCAGCGCCGGGCAGGACTGACCGGCGCGGCATCAAACACTGATTTTGATATTCTCCGGTCTACTTAAGCCAAACATGACCTGATCGACAAGAACCCCACCCTTCAAGAAACTCTTCGGATTAACACCGTACTGAACCATCCCCAATTTAGGAGGAAACCTTAATTTAGTCCGATGCCTAAGCAGGGGTACATATCCCACAATCCGCTGGCAATCCGTGTTCTTCCAGATCCAATCCATCGCGCCCAGCGTGGCTTCTTTAGCCTTTCCAAACTCCCACCAGGTCTCCGGCAATAACACCGGATGGATCTCGAAAACGATATGGCTCAGCATGGCGAAACAGATTACGCCAAGGACCCGCTCGTCTTCTTTCGGCAGAATGTACAGAATGGATTCCGAAGCGATGGGCTGAAACTCTTCGCGCGGCGGGGAGAAGTCGTCGATAACATTTGGCCAGATTCGGGGGTGGGTAATGATCTCCCGGACCACATCCATATCCCGCGTGCGCTCAAATGTCATCCCGTCCACCCGGTATTAATATATCCCCCGCATGGATTCCCGCCGATCATGCAGAGCAGATCGTCAAGCGTTTGCGGCGGCGTGGACGAGTCTGTAATTTGAATGTACGCGCAATAAATCCCCCCCGACGTTGGCGTTCCCGTAACGGCGCCTGTCGTCGCATCCAACAAAAGTCCGGGGGGCAACTGTCCATCCAGGATCGTCACCGAATAAGGCGAAGCGCCTCCCGATATCGTGAACCCGCTCGTGTAGGGAGTGTCCACGGTAAAGCATTGGGTCGGGGGCGAGGCTGTGAGCTGGCTCGCATAAATGACGATGGCGCCCGTGGCCGTAGCCGTGTTGCTCAGGCTGTCGGTCACCGTAGCGGTGTAGGGATCGCTGCCTACTGTAGTGGGCGTTCCCGTGACCTGCCCCGTCGCGGTATTCAGGGTCAAACCCGCCGGCAATCCGGTGGCGGAGTACGTGTATGGACCCGTGCCGCCGAGTCCCGCCATGACGCCTGTATAGGGAGCCAGATACCCCTCTGTCGGCATACCGGCCAGAGAGAGAGATAGCGAGGCTTCCAGAATCACAGCTACAACAGCCGAGTAAACCGGTACGCTGGGCTGAAATGTCCAGTTAAGAGTGGCCACGCCGCCAAACATCGTTTGGGCGCTCATGGAAGCGCAGGCGTAATTGTAGCCAGCGGACTGGAGAACAGACCCCGGAGGATAGATAAACGGGAAATTTCCCGCACCTTCGCCGCCGAAGCCGAAGCTGATGGCCACGTCCCCGTTTTGGACCGCGCTCGAGGTGGTTACGGAATCCGCGGTAACGCCGGCCGGTGGACTTTGCGAATCGCCGTCCGTCTCCCGGATCGCCGGAGCGCCAATGATGGTGACGATTTGAGCGCCGCCCCAAGCCGCGGTGATCGAAAGGGAGACGCTGCCCGCGCTGATATCCGTGGAATTCAGTACCTTCGTTGCACAGAGGGCGCTGATGTTTGCGTTATTTACGGCGTACCGGCTGGTCCAGCCGCTCGGCAATGGAATCGCCGATCCGGAGTTGGCGCAGACGAAGATGATGGCCAGATCGGCCGCAAGCGTGCCCGAAGGCCATGAAAGGGTGTAGCCGCCGAACGGATTGGACGGTCCGAATCCCCTGATCGATGGCATCCCTTAACCTGTAAAGCCGGCGTTCGCCGAAGCGCCGCTGCCGCCCCCACCGCCCGCGCAGGGATTTCCCCCGACCATGCAGCAGCACAGCGTCAGTTCGTTTGGAGGGACCGACGAATCCGTGATTTGGAGAAGCATCCCGTAGCTGCCTGCCATGGTAGGAACGCCGCTGATGTCTCCGGTTGAGGCGTCAAGCGATAGACCTGGAGGAGGTTCCCCGTCGAGAATTTCTACTTGGTACGGAGCTGTACCGCCCGCGATCTGGAATCCGCCGGAGTAGAAGACTCCCACGGAGAAACAGGGATTTGGGCAATCCGCCGCGAAGTTCAGGACCAGCGTCCAGCAGGCGTTGGTGATGGTCGTCGAGCCGTCCGTGGTTACCGGGCTCGCCGAAGACGTGGGATCGAACGCAACGCCAATAGTGAGGCTGGGCCAATCGAGGTACCAGTCCGACGGGAAGTTGCCGGCCGGGTAAGAGAGCGAGCATTGCAGGATTTGCAGCGCGGGATTGGTAGAGCTATACGCTGGGGTGGAGGCCGCGATGAGATCCACGACATCGACGCCGATTGCGGCGCGAAACGCCCCGAGGGAATAATACATTTGGTTGGGCGGCGAGCCCACCGCCGCAGCCGCTTGGCACTCGCCTTCGGTAGTGCCCGAATGGCCGCCTATAGTGCCCGTCAGGTTCTGGCAGGCGATCTGGCAGGAGAACTGCGCGGAGATGATGCTGGGGAAATTATCCGGGAGGCTGAATGTGCCGAAGGCCACCGGGACGGAACCCGAACCGGGCGAGATAGCCTGGAGCGGGAAAACCGAGGCCGTGCCGCCACCCGGAGCGGGATTTCCGCCACTCTGGCAATACACCTGGATTTGAACGCCGCTGGCGAACAGGATCAATTGGCCGACCTGGGTGAGGCTGCCATTGCCGCCGTTGGCGCTGATGTTCGCCCGGTACCGCGCGTAGGGCGTCGTATTGCGGGGGTAATAGAAGATCTGATTGATAACGGCGTTCACGGTGAATGCCGTCTCGCCGCTCTGGCTGTCTACCACTGTCCAAGTGACGCCAAGGTCGTTCGACCCTTCTATCGTCCACGAGACGATTCCGCTGGTTCCCCCGCCGGTAAGAGGAGACGAAAAGGCATATCCAAACAGCGGTTGCGGGTCGGTCCAGCCCCACACTTCCAGTTGCCCCGGAAGGCTGCCTATCCCGGCGCCGTCTGTCGAGAGCGATTGAGTGAACGCCCCCGAGGCGTAGTAAGTGGACTGCTGCGGAGAGTATGCGCTGTACGGTCCGTTCGTGCAAATGGTCCCGTTATCCCAGCCGTTGAGGAGCGGCGAGAAGAGATCGACGCTCACTTACCCTGGGCCTTTTTCATGCACGGCAGGCACACGGGCCGTCCGTTCATGGTGGCCTTGGCGGGTCCGCCGCAGCGGTGGCATTTGGCGCAATTGCACATAAGATCGGTGGCTGGTGGTTGGTGGCTGGTGATCGGTGGGCGTGGCGACAGCGTTGCGATCAGGGCGGCTCGGGCATGCGGTAGGAGGTGCGCAACAGGGGAGCGCTTACCCATTTGCCCGGTGTGCGCGGGCATCAAACGCTCGAAGCTCGCCGGAGACTAAGTAGTGTTGTCTTCCGACGTTTCGACTACTGCAACGAATTGCCATGAGGAAGATCCACTGCTTATTCCCATATTGAAAACATCGTTGTACTGAATTTCCAATGGTTGGGTTACCAAGTCGTCGAATTCAAAAACTGTTCCTGGTAATGCTCCTGCTGGAATGGTTGGTAAAACTGCAAAGATGGAAACCCCGTTTTGGAAGATGTCGAACGTCAAGGGAATACTTGGGTCTGAAGCCGTGACCACAACTACCACGACATCCGCCGTCCCCGTAAACCTCGCCGGATAGTAAAGGCTGGCGTTAACCGCTTCCACGCCCGAAACAATCGAGAACCCGATGAGCGGCCCTAACTCGGCAAGCAAGCCGGCTAAGGCCTGAAAAAATAAGATCCACGTACGGCAGAGATTGGCGGTATTTGGCTCGGCTGCCGCGCCCACATTGAACATGGGCGTGCCGACGGGGACTTGGACAAATGGAGAATCGGTGGCCATTAGAGCGGTGGCTGGTGGTCGGTGGCTGGTGGCTGGGACGTGGCGGAAGCGCCGCACTCACCCCAGCCGGGAATGCGGATGGAGGTGCGCGGCAGAGAAGCGCTCACCCATTGGCCCGGTGAACGCGGGCATTAATAGCTCGAAGCTCGCCAAAGACTAAACATCTGAACAGTTAAACGTTCACACTGTCGCTCGGATCGGACGGATAGAACGTGCCCGCGAACAAACCGTCTTCCTGGGCAATTGTGCATCTTTGGATGTGATCCGGATCCACGAAATCGTGTTTCACGCCCGGCAACCCCCAGTCGATTCCACCGATCATCCCGTACTTTTCCGCAAGACGTCCGAGGAACGACCAATCGCCCGCCCAGCTCGCTTCGCCGCCAATGATCTTGCAAAAATCGCAGGCCAAACCGTAGTGGTGGCATCCGACTGTGCGCAGTGTGGTTGCACGCTGCGCAAAGAGAAGCTGCTGACGTTCCGATGAACGGTAGGTTTCGGTCGCAATGAGGTCGATGCCCATGGCGAAGGCATCTCTGATAATGGACTTTACGGCAGCCCTGGTGACGGGCTCCAGAAGCGCGAGGTCGCGACATTCCTGGGTCCAATGAAATCGCGGGTCTTTTTGGATGACTTCGGTATAGAAGGACATGAGATCGGTGGTTGGTGGTTCGTGGCTGGTGGCTGGAACGCGGCGATGTGCGGCCGCCGTTGCCAGCCAGGAAAGAAATAACAGGAGCCAGCGGCGGGTCACGACGCCGGTTTAGCTTCGGGCTTTCCCTTACCGACGTAGTACGATAGGACACCACCACAAGCTATTCCCACGGCCTTCCCTATTTCGGTGGGGTCGCCCGCGAAGATCTTGGAAAAGTCCAGATTGGCCCCGAGGACCAAAACCAAAACGGTGCCCACTACGTTGCTGGCCACGTTCGGATCTTTCACGATCCGCGAGAGAAACGATTTGACGAGAAGCACTTTGAAGTTCGGTAGCATAGAGTTTCCTTAGACGCCGAAGCTGATTTTGATTGGAAGATTGACGGTCTGCCCAGTGCCGATCGCTGCCGGCGAAGCCGTGGAGGGTGCAGTGGTCGAAAGCCCGCTGAGGGCTGGAACCAACGTCCCGTCGGCTTTCATCTTGGCGAGCACGCCTTCAATGGTCGAGGAAAGCTGTGTCGTGGTGGGCACCGTCTGTTGAATGGCGCCGGAGGTCCCGAGCGGAGCGAGGAACGCCTCCACGCCGGCGAGAACAGCGTCGAGCTTGGTTCCTTTGGGCAGGTAGGCTTCGGCTACGTTGATGAGTCCGCTAGCGGCTTTGGCGATTAAGGGGCCGAGGGAGCCGAGCGCGGCGGTGA